ACAACCTGTTCTGTACCTGTTTGATTGCCTTCATCGTCATAAATCAGTTTATCAATCATTAGCGGTTCAACAGGCTCAACCCCTTTAATTGTGTATCCTTCCTCAATGACATTTTCCATTTCGTCTAGTACAGGTTCAATAACTTGCTCTGGTCTGCCATCTTCTAATTTATACTTTTTAAGTCGTGATACCGCTTTGTTGTATTCTTGCTCTTTTCGATTTGTTTCATTCTCAATTGCAAAGTCAATCCCCCATTGCCGACAGCTTTCCACATGTGCCTGATAGTCAGCTATCTCTTGCATCTCGTCTGCTGTTGGTGCATAAGTGCCAAGTGCTGCACCATGAAGAAATCTGGACAATCGCTGTTCTGCGTTAATGTCGTATTTCTGTCGTATCTTTTGGATAATACGTTTATGTATCTGTTGCTGTGTTAGAATAATCATAATTTCACCCAGCTATAAACTGCAATATCATTTAAACTGGTTGGTGCTACAGAAAAGACAATTGTCTTAGTAAAGCCATTGTCTGCTACTGTGTACTCATCCCCTGAGCCTTCTTTTTGTAATGCACCTGCATCAAATACTTGATAGGGTTCAAGTCCAGCCTCAAGCTCAAAGTCCGTAGTCGAACCATCCCCAGCGAACCAAGTTACTGTGGGTTTCTCTGCATACTTAGGTTTATAAAACCCTGCCAGTTCTTCTCGTAGATTTATAGAGTCTTTAGTTACATAAGCACCCATAGTTATATTCCTTTAATTACAAAGCCAGCTTCCGCATCAATGCTTGTACCCGCATCATTATCCCCACCCGAACCACTGTCATATTTAACAATCTGTCCATCATGTCTTGCAGTCCAGCCAGAATCAGATATTTCGTATAGAGTTTTAGTGGACTCATCATAACCTAAGTCATTGATATCTAAAGCAGATGTCGAAAATTCAGCACCATCACGAAATAGATGCTTCTCGCTTTCATACATAAATTGTATTTGTGTGGCAGTAGGAGTGCCGCCAGATATTCTTGGCAAAGCTATTGAACCATCAAATGGTGCATCACTATTGATTGAATAACCGACCCGCAATGTTTCCGCTGATGTCATATCAACCATTGTTAATGTTGCTGTGGCATAGCTTACACCATCAATATAAATTGTCTGTGCATCTGCCCCATCATTAGTTAATACAAAATGATGCCAATTGCCATTCCCAACATCTGTTGTGCTTGAGCCTATTGTGTTTGACCCCTGAATATACAAAGCAAGCTCACCTGTAGTTCCTACAACTTGTAATGTACGTCTCTTGCCTGTTACCAACTCACCAAAGTCAATAATACATTGGCTGGTAGCATCAGTTGTTGTCTTAAACCAACCCATAACCGTAAATGCGTCTGCTGCTGCAAAAACCATATCGGCGTTATAAGGCTGGACAAAATAATTTGAACTGGAGAAGCCCGAAGCGCACGTCATCTCTGCCCCACTTGCCACCGCACTTTTTGTGATACTGCCCACAGCTTTGAGGCCATTGTTATTGTAGGACATGTCGGGTGTGGCTTGGGTTATTGTGATATCTTTAATTGAAAATGTAGCTGTAGTTGCACCTGAAGCGGCAAATCTAACATACACAGTTGTGTCAATAGCGATAAAAGTGCTTGTTTTAACACCTGTGGTTGTCTCATTTGCAGTGTATAAATTTCCAGAGCCAATCTCATCTTGAACGTAACAATCCACTGTATTTGATACTGCTGTTATTTCAAAACTGATTAGATACGTCAAGCCAGCTACTGTTGTTACTTCCCGCTCTAAATGGTCATAGCTGGCACTATTTCTATCAACACTAACAACACCACTTGATGTAGAGATTAACTGCCCTGTTGGACTTGTCCAATCTGCGTAAGTTGAATCAAAAGTTGCTTTATCTGCTACATCTGTACTGAATGATTCATTGACTAAATCCGTACCACTCAGCGAATCAGTCGAGGTGTCACCCAGCCAAGCACCTTTGATATCGCCATATAACCAGCCTGATGTAAATGCATTATCACCACCTGTGATGGTGCAGATTAAACTTGACCCTTCTGAACCTGCTGTATAGTTGGGTTTAATGAGGCTTAACCCTCTATCCGAAGCAAAAGCATTATGGGCGAAATCATTTGGTTGTGCTGATGTGCCTTCATAGGTTAAAGGCAACATTGTTGCATTATATCCAGAATATTGAGCAGTTCCACCATAATAGAAACTGTAATGAAAGTAAGAAGTACTAGCGTAGCGGGAATCAACTAAAGCTGAATTAATTGGTTGACTGAGAATATATTTGTTAGCTACATAACTGTCTGTTGACCAATACACATAATCTCCGATAATACCAATATTATATACACTATCAACCCCGTTCCCATCATCAGTCCAGCTCGAAACACTGTTATCAGAAGTATCAATGCGGTCAAGGCCACCATCTGAGCCAACGAAAACTATGTTTTTACCTGTGCTGGGGTCTGTGGTTACTGCGAGTGCGTTAAAGTCTCTATCTGATAAAGGCTCTGAAAAATAACCTGTTATGACAGTTGAGATGCTATCATCGCGTGTAACAAGTCCATTATGCGGATAATATAAAGATGCACTATTAATTCTCCAGAATGATGAATCATCTATAAAATTAACTGTAGACACAGCCCCAGTTCCACTTGATGCACTATATAAAATACCATTTAACATCTTAATAGAAACAAGAGGGTTTACCCCGCCAGCAATAGAAAGCCCGCTCCCAGCATTAAACACCATCCACATCGGCAATGAACTATCAGTGGCATCATAAATAGTTACTGTGTCTGATTCTGCAACGATAAGCGCCACTTTTGGAAAAGCCTTTGTTTTTCCACGAGTCGCAGTATTGAGTGTTTCATTGTACCAGCTTGTGTGTCCGCATTCATTAACCCAGTTGGGGTTGTGGTCTTTTGATACATCGTATATGAAAACGTCAACAATGGTTCCAGTATTCACAACTTCTGATACTGCGTCTAAATTATCTAGCTTTAAGTCAAAAAATTGTTTAGTAGTACTACAATAGACAAAGCAGTTTGTTCCTGATAATGAGATAGCGGAAGGAGATGTATCATCAAAAGTGCCTGACACTAAAGTTGTATGAACAGTAGTTCGGGCAAGCGTATTACCCGCACCGATTGTCCCTATCCCCGTTTCCCGGTCATTGCCATCCTGTATCGTATAATAAACCGTATCACCTTCACTAAACGCTTCGGAAAAACGAGCAAAACCAGATACTTCGGTTAAAGTAACAGTACCCGTACCCGTGGTGCTTGTAGACTCTTTAACAAAGTCATGTACTAAATTAGCCATGCGTATTTCACCAATTTATGCTAAAGTAAATATACCCGACCCAGACCATGTAACGGAGATATCACCTGTTTGTAAACTAATAGCTGTTGTACCGTCGCCACCAGTTGTCATATCAACATAAGCTAAAGCTGTATCGCTTGCCTCTGTATCGTCGTAGATAATTCCGTATCGAATATCAACTGGGCCTGACGCATCCTGTGACCACGATGGGGTCGTGGAGCTATCAAAAGTGACTGTTCCACCTGATTCAACCCATGTGCAGGTCAGTGTTATCCCGCCAGCAACGTAACTTGTTCCGCCTGAGACTTCAGTAAAACCTGTTGCCAATGCTAAATCAGCTTGTGTCGCCACTAAGCTGGAATCGCTCACTAGAGCAATTTTAAATACATGCGTATCTAAATCAAAAGTACCATCTGCTAGATATTCTTTTGATGAGTTAAATACTGTTACTGTTCCTTGGCTCAAAATCCTTCTCCTTAATAAAAATTGTGATAAACAAGTTCAGCATTATGCTGCCAATAAAGTTCTGTTTTTAGCGGTAACTTCTACTTGTCGGTTCTTAGCAAGAACATCAACTTGGCGATTTTTAGCTGTGACGTATACATTTCTTCTAACAAAGAAATCTGGTATTACCGCTAACCCAGCAACATCAGCTAATTGCCCATTAATCTGCAACGTAGCCGTTACAGCGTTAATATTTTGTCCGTCAACTACAACGGCATCGTTTTCTGCAATAGTCAGGTCTTGCTCTATAGCAAAGATACCCGTACCTATATTTAAACTGGCTTGAATACCAGTTACCGACAATACAGTTGTTATCGTCTGGATGTCGTTATCAGCTTTTACTAAAGCTTGATGCTCAGTGATTACTAACGAAGCTATCGCTGCATCAACTGTTTTATTAACCTGAACTACTGAGTCTTGCCCGGTTATAACTAAGGTATCTTCAATACCAATTAAAAACTTACCGTTATTGACAAGTGATGCCTGACCTTCTATATCAAGAACCGCTGTTTCTGCTATAACATCAACATCAGCTTTTACAAGTGCCTGATATTCTGTAATAATTAAAGCGTCAATCTCTGACGTTATATTTATCTCAGCATTTACAGTCGCTTCAAACTCAGTAATAACCAAGCTTGGCGTTGTACCGTTTAATTCCTGCTTGTTGTTAACAAGAGAGTCGTACTCAGCGATAAGTAAATTATCAGTGATTGAGTGTAAATCTCTAGCGTCATTGACTGTTGCCTGATACTCAGTAGTAACTAAAGTATCTTCAATACCTGTTAAGAAGCGAGCATCATTAATAGTTGCTTGGTGTTCAGTAATAGTTAATGATGCTACCCCTGCACCTATAATGCGGGATACCGCTGGTGCTGCTAGTGGGTACGTATTTAAAGCATCGAAGTTCATAATTTACTTTTCACCGCATGATAAAACCGCTGTCTGATCCTCAATAATCCCATTAGAAGCTGTAATACGGCACGTTACGTTATACTTAATGCCTGCAGTTCCACCACTTAACCATGCATAAATAATAGAATTTGGAACATCGACTAAAATCGACCCAACAACTATTGGTGTTGTGTCTTCACTAGCATCGAAGTTGTCAGTAACTGCAATAATAATCTCTCGATTATCAACGTCATCAACTAAAGTTGTACTTTCAGCAGTTGTCCAATCAGACCAATCAAACGAGTAGGGGATATAGCTATTAGGGTCTTTACAATCTGTAAATTTAGGGAATTTAAGACACGCCATCTACACCTCCAAACACAATTATAGAAATATAAGCACATTATAGCACTTAAATCAACTACAACCACGCTTTTAAGTTAGATATTTTTATGTTTCTTCGGCCTCTAAACCCTTGATGCATGCCACCAAAAGTCTGATCGACGTGTAAACAGGCATATTGATGCGCGTCCGCTATGTGGGAGTAAAAATTCTTCTCTGGTTTAGGCTCGATTTCACCGTTTGTTTTCATCTTATATCGGTAACCAGACCGCATCGCTTTTATCAATTTCTTACAGGACGGGTCTATAATATGCCGTGCGCCTGTATCAACCTGCCCGGAGAGTAGATTCTCAACGGCTGATATTCTAGCTTGAATCGAGTTTGTTTTAGCAGGTATAATAGTAAAACCCTCTGCTTTCAGAACGTCAAAGACTGACCGCTCATCAGTTTGCGCACGTTGCGAACCAGCAGGGTCACCTATGATAATCACAGGGTGTCCGGGGAATTTGTTGGTCAGCAATGGTCTGAGCAATTCGCGGCAGAACCGCAGAATACCCATACCTTCGCTAGTGAGTTCTGCAAGCGTAATTAACCTTCCTCTAGCATCCTGTTGATTTATCGTACACGCGGGGGTTAACCCGAAATCCATACCGATTAATAAAGGATGGTTCTCAGATACGAACGCCTTTAACGGTTCTTCTGCAACGTGATACCGGCTATCAAAGCTTCTGAATACCGGCTTACCGGATAAAGACTTACCAAACTTACTGTGTACATATACGTCTACCCAATCGTCGTCGTTAGACTGCATCAGGTTGTCATAGTACCCATCAGGCAGAAAATGTAGCCAATCCGCGATATCAGAAACGCCGCTAGGCTGTATAAAACAGTCTGCGTTTGTAGGCGGGTCACTAAAATACTGTTCCCAGTACGTATCCGCATCAGGTGGGTTACTCATCCCCCATACGTGCGCGTTCGACGAACCGTCTTCTTTGACGCAACCGCCAGAATGCATACCCGGTTTCGGTGGTACAAGCATCTTGTCTGGGTATCTGCCCAATCGTCCTTGCATGGTAGAGAATACGTCTGGATTAATTTCACGGAATTCGTCGAATATCGCAAAGCTGGCTTGCAGCGACAACAATCTACGCACATCATTTCCGTCGTCAAGTCCACGGAACAACACCTCGCATTCAACATCGTTAAACCTCAATATAAATTTCATTTCAGTTTTTAGTAATGAACCAGCTGCTCCGTCAGGGAACCACTTTAAAAAATCAGGTATGCTGGTATCCCATAGCATCTGTCTGGTGTTACGAACCCAGACTGCTCTACTGCGCCTAATACCGTCTTTACACGGATGCATCATAGCCGCATGATGCGCTATCTTCATTATCCCGGCGCTTGTCTTCGTGCTTCCCACAGGGCCTAATTGTAGTGCTATGAATTTCTCCGACGCAAAAAACGGTAACAAAGAATCAGGCGGTTTAAAATCTACAGATTCACTCATTGCTTAGTATAACTCCATTTGTCCGCATCGTGCGTATTATATAAAACTCTGGAAAGCGATGCGGTGTTGCCTTCGGATGCTTCTTCATGTTCTTTACATATCGAACACCCGTGTATAAAGCCTTTAGCGTAAGTCCACCCCTCCTTATGCCCGTACTTATCATACATTCTAACGATGTATTCCCCGGTTTTCTGCCTCATTTATCCCTCCGTTTTCCCGTATTTTAGCAATCGCCGTTCCTCTGACTGCATATAAAAGATAACTTTCCTGCAATCCCGTAGTTTATCACTATGAGAAGATTCCCCGTACCGGTATAAGCTTCTGAACGATTCACCAACCTGAGCATTCATGTCTTTATAGGATATCAGGTCTTGCAGCTCTTTTGCATCGTTCGGTATCTCATAGTAACTCGCTGTTGAACCATCCGACGTTACTTTTTGCGTCGTGTTCTGTGTTTTCATTGTTTTTAGTTCCTCATGTTGTGTTGACGGGATTCCAAGGAACAGAACCATACCAAAAAGCGATGTTTGCCTCTGTGCCTAACGCTTCTTTTTGCCGTGGCCCTATCGCGGATACAGTGACTTTTTTATTGTTCCTGATAAAATACTGATTAGACTCATCACGATTCGCCAGCTCATCAATTTCTTCTACTGTATACTCATTTTTCTTCCGTAGCCGCAACTTAAAGGTATGGTATCGCAATAGCCCTTCAACTCTCTCCTTACTTGGGTTTATTTTTCTACAATACTTATTAAACAGGTCAACCGCAAAATTCACTTCCCCTTCGACAATAACTGTCGCGCTTTTCTTTGGCATTAGTAGTCCTCCATTTCCCTGAACGTGTGCCAGTAATTCGGTTTTTGCTTAGGCTGGTATTTCTCACATGCCCTAAAATATTTAATTATAATAGTTGAGCCATAAGCATTAGCTTTGTTGTAGTCACATTTTTTGTTCGCACATTCTTTTATACAAACGGTCTTTTTATTCATCATTCACCAATTGTTTTTTAGCTGATTCTAAAATACCTATCATATCCTTTACTTCAAATAATTCTGTCATTAATCACCTCTTTAAACTTAGTTATTTTACCCTCACTGAGATAATCAATATGTAGAGCAGTTAATCTCATCTTTAATCGTTCTAAATCACTATCGGCTGTATGATTCCCAGCGATATCAGTGTAAATCCATCCCTCTCTCGGTTTAAGTTTTTCTTCAAAGTGGTCTGCTTTTCCATGAATACATTTATCACATATATTATCTATATGTGTTTCTGTATTCCATCTACATTGTTCACATTTACTCATATCGAATCTTCTTCCCAGTTGCACACTATAGACACACCTTTGATGCATTGATTACATGGGTAGACAATTTTATCACTACTGTATTTACAACTAGTGCAACTTAAACCAGCAGATAATTCATAAGCCACATCTATAAGCGTGTTATTAATAATTTCAACAAGTTTCTTTCTTTCAATATTTGCTTTCATTCTTCACATTCACTCATAAAATTAATATTCCATTATTGAGAGCTTCCGCAGTTTTTATAGCACCTTCTTTTGTTAGTTTTAATGCAGTTATTTCTGTAACATCTTCAGCTATATCTACACCCCATTCGTTATACATATCACTCCAATATACTGTTGCCCATTCTTCTAAATCGTCTGAAGCAAGATAGTCATGCTCGCAAGCCCAAGCATGTAACTTAGCTAATTGCTTTAATCGTTTAGATAAGTCTTCTGCTTGCTCTCCAGTTGAGCAAAAAGTATTTAGACGAACAACTGGTGGTTCTAAAGTTTCTAGATTTCCTTTAGTAGCAGTTACATCAATTATATGTTTTGGTTCCCATTGCTTAGGTTCAAAGTAATCACTTTCAAACTCAGGTGAATGTATACAAGTAGATTTATAATCACACCAATGCTGTGCGTTTGGTTCAAAGTCAAAATGTTTGCATTTATTGCAGGGTTCTTTTTCTATGCTATTCATAACCTTTCATCTCCCAAAGATTTAATAACCATAGCGGCCAGAACATCAACGTAAAAACAAACGCACCGATTAGCCACCATCCTTCGTAGTAGTCATCTATACATAGTCGAACTATAAAAATTAATAGCCCTATTTCACCATATAAATCGAGAAATGACATATAGAATCCCGCTTATAAACCCAACCGTTATCAAAATATTTAACCAACACTCATTACAACACTGCATGCCTACTCCCTATAGTACCGGCACCTCCATCCGTCCGGCTTGCATTTTATCTCCCCTAAGCCCTCTAACTGCTCCCGATATTCTGCACTTAGATAAATCTCGCAGTAGTGCTTCCTTTTACACTTACTCTGCGTACAAAATCCTTGGTATTTTTGTCCATACACGTCGTGTATGAACGCAACCCCTTCTTCATTCAAAAATTTATCGTCGCTCATGCTTCTACGTCACCTTGCTCGTCCTCTCCTGCTCCAACCGCCGTTTTACCAACCCCATCGCCTTACGCCTGTTAGCCAGACAGTCAACGCAACGAATTTTACGGAACCCCACTTTAACTATCCTGCTCACTGGCTTTTTAGACTGACAGCTAGGACATACCTTAGTCTCTTCCATGCATCTGCTCCTGCAAATAATAGTGCCGGTACTGTATCCAGCTATTAAATTTACCAGAACCAAAGGTTAAATCTCTATTAATCCTCGTAACCCCTTGGGGCCAATGTCTGGGCATGATGTATTTTGATGCATTCGCTATTTTTGAACCTATCGGTTTCGCCTGATGGTCAAGCGGTGATAAATGCTGTGGCTTCGCTTCGGTTAACCGTTTGTATAATTTTACATCTTCTTCTATAGTTGGTTCTTTTCCATCATGTAGTTTATATGATGTTCGTGCGCAACGAGCAACAGATATCTGTAGCGCATAGTCCTGACACATAGGAGTATTTACATAAGGTAAGTGCCACTCGTATTCTTTTAGTTCTGTTGGTCTGGATTTTAAAAGAGCATGTTTAATTTCTGATGCAAGTGCGTAGATATTCGGATCAGCATCTTTGTGGTATCTTAATGATAAAAAATAATCCCATTCTTCTTTAGTTGCAGTCATTATTTTTGTCTGCATCATAAACGGCTCCAGATACCGGTTCAGGTGCTGCTTATGAATACTAAAGTTTTTATCCAGATAAGCGACATTTTCTGTCGTTTTATCATAGATTTCTAATAGTGACATTTTAATGTCTACCAGTTCTTTTTGGGAGTAACCTTCAAACCCTTGCATACCTTTTTCATTTTTACGTATATCGTTGGGTAAATATGGTTTTTGCACTAAAGTTTTTTTGAGTGGAATTGCTCTGCTGGAAGAACTATTACTGGCTACCATGCAGTGTTTTTCTATTTCGCCATCTAGAAATTTTGGAGCTTTTGTTTCTATTGATATAAGTTCATTTCCTTCAAACGAACTGTGTTTGATTATTTTTGCAGCTATCATTTTTCTTTTTCCGCTTCGTACGTTACAAACTTATCAGGTTTCGCTTCTTCTGCTGACGTATCTATTTTATCCGTTGGCAGTTTCTTGGTATCAATATTAGAAAGCCCTGACAGGTCAATATTAACAACAAACCCGCTTCCTGCAGTTTTAACGTCCGTCTGCTGTTTGTTTATCCCCGCCATATCGCCTAGTTGTTTGCATCCTTGCACAACAACATTCGCAGGCGTTTCCGGGTCGTGTATTAATCGGTGCAGGCGTGGTATGGAATCTTCTAAGGCAATAGCGCTTTTCAGTCGCACTCCTTCGTGGTCACGTTCTAGCTCAGCACGATACGCTCTTACCATCTGCTTAAAGTTTTCATTTTTTAGCAGCAGCTTCAGCGTTTCTTCTGTAATGTTGAGTTTGGCAATCAGTTCCGGTACGGACAGACCCATACCCAGATGGTTTCTAGCCAGCTCCAGAGCTATGACATTTTCATCATTATTCAGCTGTTGTAGCATTTTCCCTACCCTTCTGAAATTTAACAAACTTGTTTATAAGAATTCGCATTAGAGCAGAGGTCGATACTCCCCTGCGTTTGGCAAATTGCTGTAGATAATCATAATCTTTAGGTTCTACATAAAAATTTCTGCGGTTTAATTTGGTTGACACTTTTTTCTCCTAGGCTCGTTACGAATGATGTATTAAGTATACATCACTTTTATAATATAGCAAGAAAAAATATAAAATGGTGTCAGTAAAGGGCTAAGACGTCTGTCGAAAAGATGAAACTCCGCTATCAGCGAAGGGTGTATACATCACTATGAAAAGTTACGGTTGCGATGAGGGCGATACGCTACTATCACCCATAGGGTGCCGATGGTGCCCATACCCCTTGACTGTATGCCTACGTTGTGAGATAATATGTTTACTGATTAGGACATGGGGTCTTAATCAGATATTTACTTAACTGAGGGATCAGAACATGAATATCAGAGAAACGATATTAAAAGAAATCGACCGCAACTGCAATAGAGTTGCGTCTTTAAATAACGAAATTAAAGCTTGGACTGTCGTAAATGTAGACGCATACCAAGCGCTCATGGACGAGTTTACGGCTGTTGCCGATGAATTGAAAGCAAGCGGGCTGGTCACATGGACGTACGTCCACTTGTCTATGACAGGTACACCGACAATAGTCCTATCGGCAGATATAGATAAGTCAAGATTCAATGAAGTGGTGGACGTAGTAACTGAATTAGACCAGTATAGTGGTCGCTTCTCCAATTCATTCGAGCTGGCAGGGATACCAGTGAGATTCAGAATAGAGGCACCTGTTCCACAAGAGGACGTTGATTTCCTTGAATCACTGGGTAAAGTCAAGACAATAACGGAAACACGTAAAGTAATGACCTGTAGTATTTAATCCCTCAGAGGTGAGGCGCCCCGGCGCCGAGCCTCGCCCTTACTATCATAACTACTATCACCGCCGTATGCCATAGGCCTTGCAATAGTGTGTGGATGCGGTATAATGGGCACATGTCATCGCACAAGGCGATGCACTTCTAACCGGTTAGAACCTGTTAGAGGATATTTATTTATATGTATGGAGATACAGACAATGGAAACATTAAACGACGCAAAACAAAAAGAGCTGGTAAAATTAATCAAGAGCGTAGATTCAAAGGAAAGTTCAGCAGTGAACGCCGCCGATAAAGTCGCAGATTTTCTGATTACCGAAGTTTACGACGCAACAAGACCAGCAGTGAAAGAAGCGGATTTTATTATGTCGTTCGCTAAGTCACTCTCAGACGATAACAAGATAGTCTTGAAATACAGTAAAAATGTCTGGTCAAAGATCAAACATCAAGTCAGTATCGCGGTACTTATTCAGGCAAAGCCAAACGCAGTAGTGGATTTTACCATCAACGAGCGCGGCAAGTCTAAGACTTTCACCATGACGCCGGAAGAATTAAAAACCGCTGGAGTTAAGCAAAAAGCGGCTGCAGCTGCACAGATAAGAAAAGAACTGGGCACCAGCGACGGCAGAGCCGGAAACAAAAGAGCGCCCCAAACACCGGCGGCACCAGTAACACCGGATACCATCAAGACACCGGCGGCAACTGAAACAACAAAGAAAACCACCGGCAGGCGTCAACCTAAAAACTATGAGATGCAAGTTAAAGATGCGCTATTGTTGGTAGGCGACGCCGACGAGTTCATTGACGCGCTCGTAGTGTACAGGGATAAGATAAAATCGGCGGCTAATCGTAGAGGATACATAATCACCATAGCTGAAAAGAGCGCTGTCGTAAAGGCCCAGAAGAAAGCACCGGCTAAGAAAACAACCACTAGACGAGCACCAAGAAAGCCGGTTGCACCAGCGCCATCAGCAAGCGCGTAGTTCTAACGCGTTAGAACCTCGAAGCCTCGCAGAAATGCGAGGCTTTTTTGTGCCTGAAAAAAGGCACTACTATCATAACTACTATCATAGCGCCGTGTGTCACGGCCCCATTACTATCATAACTACTATCATGCCGCGCCGTGCTGCGATAGGCAATTTCTAACGCGTTAGAACCGGCACAGTATGCCGTGCAGTCGTGTGAAAAATGTCCAAAGCGAAAGTTTCGTAATTTAGCTATCTATTTTAGTATACACAACGTTGTGTGATGTATGCCTCCCTATCTATTTGTACAAGGCTACATAAAAACAGTGGACGCGCGTCCACTAATTATGTATGGCGTCGTGTAACTGGACGTATGAAAATGGGGTAAAAGTGGTGTATGTGTATACTCCAGAGTATACTCCAGAGTATACATCATAGCCCTCTATGTATTTGTACATGGCTGTATAGAAAAAGTGGGTTTCTGTCCACTAAGGTGGACGCAAGGTGGACGGAAAACGCCGAAATTGTACCGCAAACGCCTTGTGAAATTCCTTTAAAATCAGTGTTGTGTCACTTTTTGCGTCCACAGCGTCCACATACGCAATGGGATAAGCATATGAAATATATATATATATTAGTAGTAGCGTCCACCGTGGACGCAAAAAAAAAATCTACAAAGGGTCAAAATTTCAGATCGAGTAAGGAAGATCCCTACTCGTTTTTAAAAAAAAACCCAGCTCTACCCTGAAAATTGCGTCCATCTGTCCACAAATGCCTCAAAGCCAAGCCCAGCAAGGCCTACAGGCTGGACAGAACTTTTTTATTTGCGTCCACTAGTCTGGACGCTCGTCCACCTTTTTTACACAGCCTTGTACAAATACACACAGGGGGAGTATACTACAGAGTATACACACCTAGACTCTCTCATCCTAGCTTGACATAGTGTTTAAAGAGCGTATAATGGTAAGTGAGATGTGGGAGATTGCATTCACTGAAGGACAAAATCTCATTTCTTAAATGTGCGTATTTATTACATGCCTATTTATATGCACGCTTATAGTTCTAACGCGTTAGAAATTAACTTAACCTTAACAGGATATTTATTATGGAACAACTACCCATAGACGAAAGGCCCAAGTACCTGTCAATAGCACTGACCACTGGGCAGAATAATTTTTTGCATACAGTCAATGCGAACTCGTTTACTTTCCTGAAGCACAGAGGGGTAACCTTTGCGTTGACAGAACGTAACTATTATTTCGACACCAATAACAGCAAGCCACGCTACACCACCATGAAAACAACCAACTGTAGCTGGGATAAGAATTATGCTATCTATATACTAGTGCCTGAATACGACGTGTTTATACACGTGTCTACTGTATCAGTAGACAATGAGACAGAATACGAGCAGGTAACTGAAGCACTGGACGGAGCGCGAATGACTTATGCCAGTACATCTGAGCGGGCGATAGCGGGATTTATGCAAACTCTGCACTGGCTGGACGGCAGTAAGCCATTCACTAAGCCAAACACAGGCTATGATGTCGTATCACGCGCCAATGGCGCCAAATATTAAGGAGAAAAAAATGAAAGTCATATTAAATAAATGCTACGGCGGGTATACATTATCGCATGATGCCAAAATGGAACTACTGAAAGTTAAACATACAGGGGCATACCCATATGTATGCTCATCAAACTACGATGGGAAAACAATTACATTGTTAGATATGCCATACAACAGTGAAAATGCAACCTATGGGCTGGATATTGTATATATGGAAGGGCCAATTGAAGAAACGCCGTGCGTTATGCACGAAGATGATTTTATGCAGGAAGCAAAAACAGCCAATGACATATTTTCGAGTACCGAAAGAGATGATCCTGATTTAGTTGCCGTAGTAGAAAGGCTGGGCGAACGGGCATCAGGTTCGTGTTCTAAATTGGTTGTCGTGGATATAGACGATGATATACAAGACTACGAGATATCAGAGTACGACGGGTTTGAAACACTTCACGAAAAACATCGTAAGTGGTAAGAGTACTGAGCACGGCTACCAGAAGGTAAGCCGTAACTGCAATACATTAGTGCTGCTAACACTATGAATTATAAAACTAAACAGAGGACAAAGCAATGCTACAGGAGCAAAATAATAAATTAAAACGTGCAAAAAGACTTGAGCGTAATAAAATAGAGCGTAGCAAGTCGCACGAAATTAAGAACAAGACGCACGCACGTCGTCCAGAGCAGTTCACTATGTCAGTGAAGGAATACGACATAGACTATTATGCAGAACATATTGATGCATATACCGATGGTGACGATTGGCGTACCTATATATTATACGCAGACGGGAGAACAGCCTAATTACGTACGACAAAAGGAACTATTTTGACATACGCCTCACGGCGTGAGATAATAGTAGAAATAGGGGCACTCCCCTAAACACTGCGTCGGGTATTCTAACGCGTTAGAATCTACACCAACTACTTCGACGCAGATATTTATTAATGACAGGAGAAAATTATGTCACAGACACAACCACAACATACACCACTCGTATCATCCACCATGGCGAAGGCTGATACATTGATTACAAGCGCACGGAATACCTTTTACCGGGCGAAGATAACTTTTACGATGCCACCACGCACTAAGAAAGACCGCAAGGCAGAGGCTGATGCGGAATCTATAAATAATGCCTATGGTGCCATCAAAGCGTCGCGTAACCTGTATGCTGCGCAGTTCATTAAACCGTTCGAGTCTATTGCCAGTAAGTGGCGTAAGCGTATTGCCTCGTTCGCGGTACTCATCGGTGAAGACCAGTGTATACACAAGGAATACATCATGCAGGTCATGGAGGAATATCAGGACGAGTGCCTACCGGAGTGGAACCACCAGAAAGTCATATTCGGCAATCACTACGCGGAAATACTCAGGCAGTCACAGCATGAACAGGGTGATTTGTTCGACCCGACGATTTATCCTGATGTAGCACAGGTAATAGACCAGTTCACTTGCACACTGGACATACGACCACTTGGCACGGTTCAGACAGAAATGTTTGACGGGCTGGAAACAGCGATAGCTGATGAGGTAGCAGAGTCCATGAAAGCGACGATTATGCGCGATATAGAGAACTCACTGCGCAAGCCTGTAGAGACGCTAATGGAGAACCTGATGAACGTGCATCAGAAATTATCCAAGAGTATTAATACGCCGGAAGGGGTTAAGGCAACACCGCTGTACGAATCGTTGATGCTGAACTTAGAGGATATTGCCAATATGATGCCAGCACTGAACGTTACAAATAGTGCGTTTCTCAATGACATCGCGGCGAAGGCACGCAGGCTGATTGTACCGATAGAAACGTTGCGGGTAAGCCAGACCGCTAGGGAGGAAACAGCGGAGAAGGCTGAGGCACTGCTGACTGAACTCAATGTGAATACGGACAATAATAAAAATGCCAACGACATTAAGGACAGGCGGGAGGCAGCCAAGGCGTCGGCTGAGGCTATACTGGCACAAATGAAGGGAATGTTCTAGGAAGTTCTTTGACATTATGCCCATGTGATGTATAATATTACATAGATGGGTAACCATTTCCGTTGAGGTGTGAACACGCTCACTCCCCCTTGCCATATTTCTCACAGGTTACCAATGCCAGTGGTAACCACTCAACGGCACAACTTCTAACTCGTTAGAAGATATTTATTAACAGCTCAGGAGGAAACCATGAGTATTAAAATTAGTGCAGTACCAGATATAATCGTTTCATTGTATAACAATGAGCAAACGCGTCACCGTACCTTATTTTTAAAAGGTGCATCAGGTGTTGGTAAGTCAGACACCGTAAGGCAGGCTGCTGAAGTATTAGGCGTAGACCTGATTGACTTACGTTTAGCACAGCTTGACCCGACAGATTTAAAAGGGATACCGTATCCGGTGGATGGGGTTACCCAGTGGGCCGTACCGGGGTTTTTCCCTCAAGACCCTGAGTCTGCAGGGATATTATTCTTGGACGAAATTACGTCCGCACCTCCAGCGATACAGGCAGCTGGATACCAGTTGGTTCTTGACCGTGCACTGGGGGATTATCAGTTGCCGGATGGGTGGATGATAATTGCTGCGGGTAACCGTACCTCTGACCGTGGCGTTACGTATCAAATGGCGGCGCCGTTACAGAACCGCGTGACGGAGCTGGACGTGGAGCATACGCTTGAAGGGATACTGGACTATGGTGCGGGTAATGGACTCGACCCTCGCGTTATGGCCTTTTTATCTGAACGTGCCGACTTGGTGCATAAATTTGGTAAAGAGGAATACGGCAAGCCGTTCCCTTCTCCGCGTGGTTGGTTCGCAGTGAGTCCGATACTGGACATGGACCTACCGCAGGCTTATAAACTTGACCTGATTATTGGGTCAGTGGGGCATGAAGCAGGGATAGCGTTCGAGGCGTTCTTACGGGTATGGGACAAGATGCCGTCCATCAGCAAGATACTGGCGGGTGAACCTGAGCAAGTGCCTACCGATTTAGGTACGTTGGCCTGTGTAACCATGGGCCTGTCCGCACGGCTCACCGCTAAAGGTATGGATAAGGCATGGGATTATCTCATGAGTATGCCACGGGAGATGTCGTTACTGGCTATTAAGTTAGCGTATAAGCGCGACAAGTCATTAGCTCAGGCTAAAATGTTTGGTGAATGGGCGAGAAGTAATAAAGACCTGTTTAAAGAACTATTACAATAGGGGATTAACATGGATTTAGAACAACGACTGAATGACGTAGCCGCGCGTATGGTGCTGGCTGAACCGTTCCTTGCCAGTATCTTTGTGAAACTACCGCGTAAGGTAGTGGATTGGGGAACAGCAGCAACGAATGGTGAGGTATTTTACTTTTGCGACTCGTTCTGCAGTGACTTAAATGACAGTGAACTGATGTTTATTGCACTGCATGAAACGGCGCATGTTGCGCTACAGCACTCTTGGCGCAGAGGTGACAGGGAACCGTCAATATATAATACCGCTTGTGATGCAGTGATTAACCCAGAGATAAAACGGCTACCGAGAAATTACCAGATGCCGGAGGGCGGTGTATTATTCCCTTGGGTAACTCAGGAGATGTCAGCGGAGGACGTGTACTCTATACTGCGTAAGCAGGCGAGTGAACAACCGGACTATCCGCAGTCTGGCAGTGGTCAGGGTAATGAAGGTGAACAATCGGGTCAGGGAGGTGCGTCGCGTCGGAAATCCCCGGCACAACAGGGAGACGACGCAGACGGTGGGAAATCACCGGAAGAGCAGGCTGCTAATACTGGTGGTGGGGGTTGGGATGGTCAGGGTGACCTGATGGACTCTACGTCACCGGAGGCACAGGCTGATATAGAGGCAACGATTATTGCTAATGCCCGTATGTTTAAAGCAGCAGGTTCGAGTTCGGCCTTTGCGGACAGGGTAATTGACGGTGCTAATACGCCACAGGTATCTTGGCCTGAACTACTGCGTCAGGTAATGACTTCTACATCTAAGGACGACTATTCTTGGAGGCGGGGCAACCGACGCTATACGCATCAGGGGTTATATCTTCCTTCATTATATACGGACTCAATGGGCGGGCTGGTGGTAGCCGTGGATACGTCGGGTTCCGTAGGGCAGGACGAGATGAATCAGTTTGCTGCTGAAATCAATGCGATATTTGAAGACTGCAGGCCGGATTGGGTGGAGGTGATTTATTGCGATACTAATGTGAAACACCACGAACGGTTTAACGAAGGGGATATTGTGGAGCTGCACGCAAAAGGTGGCGGTGGCACACGGTTCAGACCTGTATTTGACTACGTGGAAGAAATGCAGGAGAGAGTATCCGCTATGGTTTTCTTCACTGACCTTATGGGTAATGTGCATGAGCTGGAGGAACCGGACTATCCGGTACTGTGGGGTCTGACCTATGGAAGCAAAGAGGCGCCTTTCGGTGAAACTGTGAGGATAGACGTATGAACTTCAGCGAGTTTTTATATCGCTTGTGGGTAGCTGAGACACTTCACTATTTTGGTGAGGTGTTACCGATTAACGAGATAACCGCAGGCACACTAGAGCACCGCGTTGACTATAACGACCCGCCTATTGTTGACGTAGACGGCGATGCAATGCGGACATTTATATTAACCTACGACATAGAGAGACTTATTTATGAGCAGAAGAACACATTTAACTGATGATAAGGGCAAGTTTGACCCGATGGCAGAAGTCTTAAAACGCGTGCGTCGCATCGAGACGCGAGTGATGAAAGGCTTTGAACAGCTTGGTGCTACTATCACGCACGAAGATGGGCGAATTATCATTGACCATGACAATGAAGTGATAACCATCAAAACGATGGGTACAACTGTCGGAGAGATATTAACGGCGCTTGGCAATAACAAGGGCGAGTATTATGTCGTATACAACGACGTGGCACGTTGCATACTGAAAGTGCAATAAGGAGAGAGAATAATGCATATTTTATTTGCGAAACCAAAAGAAATTGTTTTCACTTTAGACGCCTTTAGGGGAGAAGCACTATCAAATCTGGTAGAAACATTGGGCCTTTCGGATGAAGACCTTGAAGGTTTAGATGAATTTTATTTAACAGTAACAGCAGTTGAAACTGTGTACCTTGAAAAAGATGAGTAGTATAGCGCTGCGGAAAGAAACTATAGACTTGCTGAGAAAGGCAATCAGGGAGCTGGGCGAAGATAAAGCGTACAACTTATTCTCCGAGGCTATGGCGCAGGTTAAATCAGAACGCGTGAAACCGGTTACTGCGGTGCCACTTCTGAGTCCTAATCAGGTTGACCTGTGTAAACGGCTAACATCTAAATACGGGTATACGCCGCATGAGTTGTCCAGAAAACTGCAGGTGGATAAACAAACGATAATTAACGTGCTGGAGGGGGCATAATGGCAGATATTAATTTTTTTGCAACGATAGATTTTGAGACGTACTATGACAGGGAATTTTCTCTGTCTAAAATGCAGACCGACGAGTATGTATTAGACTCACGATTTGAAATTATAGGCGTGGGGTGTAAAGTTGGAAACGGTGAAATAGAGTTTTTCAGCGGTAGCCATCAGGAAGTATGCGATTGGTTAGTGACACGGTTTAACTGGGCCACGACACCAGTATGTTTTCATAATGCACAGTTCGACGGGTTTATATGCACGCAGATATTAAAACTAAAACCGTATATCATACTGGATACGATATCAATGGCGCGTATGGTTTATCCTTGGTGGAAATCCTATTCACTGAAAAACGTTTCTAACGCGTTAGAAATTGGCAGCAAGGGTACGGAAGTAGTTACCTTCATGGGGTATCAGCTACAGGACTTTACTGAAGATGCATTGCGTCGTTACGGGGAATACTGTAAAAATGACGTAGGGTTAACGCATACAATAGCAGAGATGTTGATACCTAAAATACCATTATTAGAAATAATGATGATTGATATGACTGTCCGAATGTTTACCGAGCCGAGGATAAAAGGGGATACGGCTAGGCTAGTGGCCTACCACAACCAAGAGGTGAGCAGGAAAATAGAACTGGTCAATGCGGCTAATGCCGATAAAGAAGACTTGATGTCTAATGAAAAGTTTGCGGATAAACTGCGCGACTTAGGGATTAAACCACCTATGAAGATATCAAAACGTACTGGTAAATGGGCCTTTGCCTTTGCTAAGAATGACCGTCAGTTTACTGACCTGTTAAATTGCGGAGTGCCGGAAGTGGAAGCGCTTGTATCCGCGCGAATAGGGGTAAAAAGTACAATTTCAGAAACCCGTGCGCTGCGTATGATTCATGCTAGTCACCGAGGTTTACTACCCGTACACTTAAACCACTGGGGCGCTAAAACTACAGGCAGGCTATCTGGTGGTAATAAAATGAACTACCAGAATATACCGTCCAGAGGTTTAGGCAAGGAGCTACGTAAATGCATGGTAGCACCGGAAGGGTATAAGATAGTGGTTGGGGATTCCTCCAACATAGAGCTGCGGGTAGTTATGGCTTGTGCTGGCGATAAGGAGAGCTTAGCCCTGCTGTATAACGGTGATGATTTATACTGTGACTTTGCCAGTAAGCTGCATGGCAGGGTCATAACTAAGGAGGACAAGAAAGAACGTATGCTAGGTAAAGTAGCTATGCTGTCACTTCAATACGGTGCTGGTTCAAGTACGTTCAGGCATATGGTACGAATGATGGCAGGTATAGTTATTGATGAGGACGAAGCGCAAAGCATCGTAAACATATATAGAAATATACACCCTGAGATTAGAGACTTATGGGATAGGATGGAGTATATACTACGGGCTGTGCAAAATGGCGAAGAACTGGTGCCATTGGATAAAAATGCATGGGTTCTGACAACAGAAGATGGTTTCGCTATACCCGGATTACCGGGAGTGTGCTACAATAATTTACGTAGAGGCAGCGATGGCTCTTGGGAGTACCGGATGGGGGATAATTACGTGCATATTTACGGCGGTAAAGTCGTAGAAAATTTATGCCAACACATAGCTAGGCACATTGTAATGTGGCAAACGCTAAGGGTACATAGGAAATATCCAGTTTCTATAAGTGTGCACGATGAGATGGTCTGCGTTGTTCCTGAAGAAGAGGCAGAGGCATGTAAAGCGTATATGCTTGAATCTCTGCGAAAGGCACCTGTTTGGTGCGAAGGTGAAATACCACTAGAAGGAGAGGTAGCTTATGGCGATAGCTATGGCGAAGCAAAAATATAGGGAAAAATACGTAGTTACTTCATGCGACATACTAAAAGGAAGATGCTATGCAAAATAAATTTCCGCTCAGTTACAGCAGGTTAAGCTGTTTTAAACAGTGCCCTGCGAAATTTGAGTACTTGTATATTACTAAGTCAGTGCAGGATGCTGGCAATGAGCATACGCGGTTCGGAGAAAGGGTTCATAAATCACTGCAGTCGTATGGTGAAACAGCTGACCCAGCTGAGCTAACTAATGAGACAGTAGACTTTAAAAGGATACTGGACAAAGTACTTGGCTATTCAGGCAAACACTACTACGAGCATAAAATGGCGATAGATGAAGACTGTATGCCTGTAGATTGGTTCAGTTCTGATGCGTGGTTTCGAGGCATAGCGGACGTATTAATAGTAGATGGGGATAGAGCGACATGTATCGATTGGAAAACAGGAAAAAAGAGAGAAGACATGACGCAGCTGATGCTGTTCTCTTGCATGGTTATGTTTACTTTCCCTCAGATAAATACGGTACAAAGTGCATTCGTCTGGTTAAAATCCGAAGAAACAACGACGTGCACAGTAGACCGTGAAGCAGCTGAAAAGTTTTGGGTTAGGATGCAGAGTCAGTTTGATAAAGTGCAGGAGGCGGTGGACGTTGGCGTTTTCACTGCTAAGACGAGTGCCTTATGTAACTGGTGCCCTGCAAATAAAGTGTGTATATACAGATGAAGAACGAAGGTGACGTTAAGAAAGAGGTTAAAAAAATACTTAACGCCATTGATAACTGCTGGTGGTATATGCCAGTGCAAACAGGGTATGGGGTAAAAGGCATACCGGATTTTATATGCAGCGTTAGGGGTACGCTAGTAGGCATAGAAACGAAGTTTGGAAACAACAAAGAATCGCCTTGGCAAAAACGGCAAGGTGAAGGAATACTAAACTCAGGTGGTATTTATGTAGTTATTAACAATAAAAACATAGGTACGCTAACTGAGATATTAACTAATATATAGGAGAAGTAAAATGGCAACAGTTAGAATGACAAAAACGCTAAAGCAAGAAATTTTAAGTGCTATAGACGCTAAGTACAATACGGTTATAGATTCATATAAACCCAGCAAGGACATTATAGACAGAGCTACGGAACTTGCTCATAAAGCGATAGAGGAAGACGTGGTAAAAGTGAAAGAAATTGAATCAGAGCTGCAAGGACTTTTAGACAGACATACACGCTACATAAAAGACGTCAGTGCTGACCTTTTTGCAAGTAGAATATTTAATAGGCACTATGGTTATATTCCTGTTACGTTGTCGGAAAAAGAAGATACAGTAAACTTACTAAGTTTTAATATGCCTTTAGATAGGTATGAAAAATCTAATAGCTATGTTTATACAACTACTGGTATAGGTAATCGTATTCGTTTAGAAGATGAAGACCTAATTAAACTGGTAAAGCCGTTAAGAACTGAAGCTAATAGTATTAATAACGCTAGATACGAAATAAAACAGCACATAAGAGAGATTATGATAACGACAACAACACTAAAGCAGTTGTTAGATGTCGTGCCTAAAGTTGTAGAGTTCGTGCCATCGTATGCTATTTCAGCTAGGAACAGCAAAGAAAAACGCTACGCTCCTAAAAAAGAAAAAGAAACTATCGATGAAACTATGGCTAATAGCCTTAGTAAGTCCTTAGATGAAGTATCTACGCACGCTGATGCAATAAAAATACTGGGAGAATAATATGTTTGTAGTACCTTCAAAACGGAAATTAGTCTTCAGGGCTAACGACCACAACAAGGTATCTGCATTACTGCCAACAGCAAAAGCATTCAACTACGATGGCGCTCCTGCCGTCGCGGTTGACCACAGTCAGGATGCAGTACGAATACTTAGGAACATAGGGTATAGAAATGTACCCTCACCTATCCGATATTACTATGATTGGTCAGGGCTATATAAACCAATGCCGCACCAGATAGACACCGCAGAATTCATGTCGATGAACAGCCGTGCTCTATGTCTAAACGCACCGGGTACGGGTAAAACGGTTAGTGTGTTGTGGGCTGCCGACCATATGCTGCAGGAGGGCATAATAAAACGGATTCTTATTATAGCGCCGTTATCAACACTCAAGCCCGTATGGGGAAATGAGATAATGCGCCACTTTATGCACTTGAATTTTGTTATTGTAACGGGTGACCGTAAGCGTAAAATGAAACTGGCTAGTGACAAAGACGCAGACGTTGTTATTATAAACCACGATGGTTTTACCACTATGCCAAGTATGTTTTATGACTGCGACTTAATCATATACGATGAAGCAACGGCACTAAAAACGCCAACGTCTATACGATATAAAACCATGTTTAAATACATGCGAACGCATAGGCCGAGGCTATGGTTGTTGACGGGTACACCCATATCGCAGAACCCTACTGATGCGTGGACACTATCTAAGCTGTGTGAGTCACCAAAAGTACCAGCCACTTTTACGCACTTCAAAGAATTAACGATGCGTAAGGTAAGTCAGTTCAAGTGGATACCAAGGCCAGAAGCGCTGAGCATCTGTAAGGAGGTAATGCAGCCGTCTATACGTTTTTCTTTAGACGAGTGTAAAGACCTACCTGACACGGTGTACGTTGACAGAGGGTGTGAACTAACGAAGATGCAGAGTGTTGCATTTGACGAGATGCTGGAGAAAGCAGTTGTCGCGGGTACAGATATTGAAGCGGCGAACGCGGCAGTACTTTTCTCTAAGCTAGTACAAATTAGTTGTGGCGTTGCGTACGATACGGACGGTGACAGGGTTCATTTTGACGATGCCGGAAGGGTGGATGCACTAACTGAAATCATCGATGAAATTGGTGATAAGGTCATTATTTTTGTGCCGTTAAGAGGTGTTCAGGATAGGCTGGAGACGCTGCTGGGTAAGCATTACGACGTTGCGTCAGTACATGGCGGCGTGAGCAAGAATGAGCGCAACAAGATATTTGACATATTCCAGAATAGTGATAAAATAAAGGTATTAATAGCGCACCCTAAAGTTGCAGCACACGGGCTAACATTAACCCGTTCACGTTGCATCATCTGGTATGCTCCGATATATAGCCTAGAACAATACGAGCAGGCAAACGCACGTATACGCAGGTTAAACACTCAGGGCAGAACAGTTATTTACCATATATACGCTACTAAATTTGAGAAGACACTGTACGGACGTTTAAAGAATAAGCAAAAGATTCTGAACGACTTCCTTGCGTTAGTGCGTGGAACAAATGAGGACTGACTTCTAACGCGTTAGAAGATATTTATTTACAACAAAGGAGAACATTATGGACTTAGAAAGAGCCATTAAAGAGTATTTGAATTGCCGTAAGCAAATAGAAACTATTGATGCAGAGGCTAGGAAACAGAAAGCTGGTGTACGTATCATCATGGGTAAGCTTGAGCAGTGGATAACTAACACAGCTAAAGAACAAGGGCTTAAAGATATCCCAACAGAAGCAGGAACAGGATACTGGAGTACACATAAAAAATGCAGTGTTGCAGACCAAGAAGTTTTCTTTAAGTATGTAAAAGAAAATGAGCGGTGGGATTTAATAGAGAAGCGTGCGTCTAAGGTTGCCGTTGGCAATCAGATAGAAGCGACGGGTGAAGCTGTGCCGGGGGTTAACTTTTCTCAGGTTAGCGTTTTTACTGTACGTGCTAACAACAAAGATAAGGAGGCCGCATGAAAGTCATAGACATGCCAAAACGTGTCGATGGCAACGAAGCAACTAGGGCACGTATCGCACACATTATGACGCATCAGTTGCATGGTGTAGCTATGTCTATAAACCTGTATGAAGCATTAGTAGCGCACGGTAAGCTGGATAACCGTCGCAGTAACAGGGTAGAGCAGAAACAGTACGAGGCTATTGTTAGTAGGTTTAGAAAGACACTGGACAATTTTGAAGAGTTTATAAAGGAGGAAGTGTTATGAAAAAAGGTGACACAGTTATGACTCCAGACGGTGTAGGCATTGTCTGCACAGTAGACGAATACAGAAACTATGTTCTAGTAAGTTTTAGCAAGAATGTCTATGGTTCTGGTAGATTAAGAGATGAACAGGACTACGCTTTTAAGTATGGCATCAATACGATTGAGGCGTATAACCCTGAAGAAGAGGCTGAGTTCGCAAGCGACTACGTACCTAGCTATCTGCGTAAACCAGAAACTAAAGAGGAAAACGTATATGAGGGTGTGGAGGAACCTAAAGACTATGAAGGTTGAATTACTAGGTATTCTAGTAATTATTTTATTTATAATTGGGCATAATATATAGGAGAATTTTTTATGCAAGATACAACAAATATTAAAGTACCAGCGCATATAGCAGCTAAAATTGAAGCTAATAAAAAAGCTGGTATAAAGTCTAGTATTGCATCGGCCTTAGCGGGTTCTGTTAATATACCACGCATATCTAAAAAGTCTAGTCGATTCAGATTAAACTCTGGTGGTATCGAGACAGTGATAGGAATGGAGTTAGATATTATTATTGTCGGGTCTAATCCGTTTACTTCTAAGATATACTACGATAAAGACTATGAAGACGATTCAGAAGAATCACAAGCGCCACGCTGTTTATCCAGTAATGGTAGAAAGCCTGATGCAGAGGTAGAAGAACCTATTGCTGAGTCCTGCTTAACTTGTGCTAATAATGTACTGGGTTCTAAGATTACGCCTAAAGGCGCAAAGTCTAAGATATGCTCAGATGTACGTTATCTGGCAGTAGTTCCAGCGTCCGACCCGACGCAGGTATATCAGATGCAGATTTCTGTAACGGAGATGAAAGGGCTACGTGAATATATTAGTTTACTAAATAACTATGGTATTCCACCGGAGTACGTAATAACTAAGCTGACCTTTGATGATAAAGCGTCTTATCCTAGAGTTATATTTAACCGCAGTGGTTTCGTTCCTGAAAAAGCAATGGACGCTATTACTAAGTTGCAGGATACCGACGACGTTAAGATTGCTACAAAGGAAATCCCGCACCCTGACGCTATGCCAATAGGAGCAATGCAAAAGCAGGCTATAGCAAATGTTACGCCTATTGAAAAGGCTAAGCCAAAACCAAAACCGGAACCTATTGCAGTTACCGATGCAGAAGCTGTTGCTGTTGAACCATCTGTTAAACCTGCGAAAGCGCCTAAAGATGATAAGCAAAATCAAGAACTTGAATCGGAACTTGACAACTTATTTGGAACCTAATAGTATTAGGATAAGTATGGTTTTTTAGGGCTGGCACTCTAAATACGGGGCACTGGTTTACCCAAATCGGTGTCCTTTTGTATTTATAAATTGGGCGTAAAAAGGAGTTGGGCGTGGACTTACGAACTTACTTGGCTAAGTTATTAGCTAGTGAAAACAGATATGTACTTTGGGTACATAAAACAAAGGGCACTTACAATAAAAATTGTGAGACATTAGAAGAAGCGGAAAAAGAAATAACCGCATTAGACAAATCGCTAAGCACCGTTTATATAGCAGTCGGTAAGTTTGCTGATAATATCGGCATCCATAAAAAGACAGGCTCAGAATATGTTCAGCGTAAGCAAGACCAAGCGACACATTTCAAAAGTCTATGTGTAGACTTAGATGTAGACGCAAATAATCCAACTAAATACCCGTCGCAAAGAGAAGCAGCTAAAACACTGTTTGCTACCTGCGATAAGATAAACCTGCATAGACCAATGCTGATAAACTCAGGGTATGGTGTTCATGCATACTGGCCTCTAACCATGTCTATAAGTAAAGACATGTGGGTTAAGATGTCTACAAGTTTATTCCACGCACTAACAAAAAATGGATGCATACTAGATGCGTCGAAGGTGCATGACCCGTCGATGGTGCTGCGTCCGGTAGGAACGCACAACAAAAAAGATAAATCATCGTGGAAAGAAGTTACACAAATAACCGACGTACCAGAAATTAATCCGGTAGAACTGGGTAAAGTACTGGCTCAGTATTACATACCTCCCGCGCAGAAAAGCGTTTTATCTGGTAAAAAGAAAGAGCAGAATCAGAATGCTATTGTAGCAGCGATACTCAATAGTGAACCTGTAGTAGAGATAAAATCTTTAATAGGTTGTGGGCAGATGAAACCTATTATCGAAACGAATGGTGCGTTAGCCTACAATGACGCTAAGGTTAGTGAACCGTTATGGCGTGCATCTTTAGGTATAGCCAAGTTTTGTATCGACAAAGAGCAAGCAGCTATCTATGTATCTAAAGGGCATCCAGACTACGACGAAGACGATGTACTGAACAAGCTGGACTTGTACGCTGGTACTGGGCCAACGACCTGTAGCACGTTTGATAAATTGCTACCGGAAGGGTGTATTAATTGTCCGCACAAGCACACACTGACGACACCGTTGCAGCTAGGTAATGGTGCAACAGAAATCACTGAAGTCAATCCTGAAACTAATAAGAAGGAGGAAATAGCATTACCAAGAGGGTATGAGTTTAAAGGCAACAGAATTGTTTATATAAACTCAATCACAAATGAAGAACTATTTGTCTCGTCGTACCTGATGTGGGTTGTTTCCCGCGTCACAGATGTAGAAGAAAGCACTAACTATGCGAATATCGCAGTGAAATTTCCTACTGAGGGGGTACGCTTGATAAAAGTTGAGTCCGCAGTAATAGCAGCTGGTGGCAACGATTTACGTAAAGCGCTGGCTGAAAAGCAAGTCTATATAAAAGAAAATATAGAACCGATTAAAGGATATTTTATGAACTTTCTAAAGAAACTACAAATAGAAACACCAGCCGATAAGAGCTACGCGCATTTGGGTTGGCAGGACGATGGAACGTTTTTAGCAGCTGACAATGAGTTAATAGGCTCAAAAGACGATACAAAGGTTTACTTAGATAAAGGCGTAGGCCAGATAGCTAAAGGTATGAAAGCATATGGGTCTATGGATGCCTATGTGAATGCAACGAAGGTATATGACCTAGACGAATTTTCATTGCACGCCTATGTATATCTTGTTGGGCTGGGCGCACCGCTCTTTGCGTTCAGTGGTCTGGCTAGTGCCGTTGTGAATATGTTTAGCGTAAGCTCTGGTTCTGGTAAGACAATAACAGGTAACATGATACTAGCGGCATGGGGCAATCCCTATATACTATCATTCACCAACGACGATACCGAATTGTCACTGTACAAAAAGCTAGGCATACTGCGCAGTGCTGGCGGGTACGCTGATGAGATAACAACCAAGGACGATAAAACGCTACGAGATTTCGTTATGGACGTCCAGCGCGGTAAAGAAAGGAACCGACTAAATAGAGGTGCAGACGGATTCAGGGAAGGTGCCTCATGGCAAATGCCCTTTATAACAAGTAGTAATAAAGACCTGTATGATGTCATGGCAGGTAAAATGACTAATGAAGCTGAACAGCTACGTGTAGTACAGGTTACTCTTGAAAGGTCGGGATTCCTAGAAGGAGATAAGGGCACCAAGCGCGGTAAAGCATGGGCTGAAATACCTTTAAATAACTACGGGCATATCGGGCCTATGTTTGTAAAAGCAGTGTTTAAAGAGGCTAAGGCTGAAGGGTTAACTATTCAGCAATGGGCTAGTAAGATGCAATCAGAGATGATGGATAAAGGCAATACGTTTCTGGCAAAAGAAAGATTCTATTTACAGATACATGCCCTTGCCTACATAGCAGCATATATTTGTAACAAGTATGGCTTAATAAAGTTTAATGGTATGAAAGCAGTTAACGCAGGATATAAGTTTATATCCGGTACAGTACGTCAGCGTCGTGAAAACAATAGAATGTCAGGACTAGAAACGGTGTCGCAATTCTTAACTGAGTGCCAAGACCAAATAGTTAACTGGATTGAAAAGCCAACGAACAAGTACGTTATACAACCAGCACCAAGAACAGCATCGGCACGTAAAGAGTTAATAGAAGATGGAAACGGAGCCATAGCTACCGCTACTTTATTCATTAGCAAGCAGGCATTTAGGTACTGGTGCAAGCAACGTGGGGCTAATTATAATTACATAGTTGACGACTTAATCGCCGCGGGTATATCGTGCGACGACAACGCAAGGTCTTCTTTATACAGAGGTGTAGCAGGTCAAAGTACGGGTAGGGTGCGATGTTTAGAAATTAATTTACTGTCTACAGACGATACTAAGCAGCTTGCTGAAAAAATAAATATATAGTACACTGTAAGAACAACTCATATAGAGTAGTCCTTTGTTGTTGCCCTTCTATTCCTCCTTTAGAGGGGCATTTTTTAAGCCATCCCTGCGTTTTCAGTTCTCTTAAAGCTTCTGTTTTTATTTTTGTTAATGACTCTGGTGTTACCTTTTTTTGAACCGCCTTTAGCTAAAGGTTTAACGTGATGCACGTCCATGCCGTCACCTTTACTCGCTCTACCTTCTTTCATAGCTTTGGCTCTTGCCCTGTTACGAGCTGCCCTGTTTTTCTTTTGCTCTGGTCGGCTATGGTAATTTTCATACTCTTTTTTGTAGTTACGTTTAGCTGCCATTTTAGTTCTCCTGTATATCTAGTTCCTCTCTTAGCTCTTCAATCATCCTACGATTCAAGTCTCTTATTTCTGCACTAAGTTTTTCTAAGTTTGGAAACCTTTGCCTGTTTGCTTCTCTACGCAGCCTGCTGATACTGGTTGCATACTTTCTCTTAATCGCCTTTATATTCCACGTCTTGTATACTTTAGCATCTGGAACGTTTATTTGGAATACGCCTAGCCCTAAATTCCTTGCAACGTCAATCCACGGATTAGGTTCACTACCAGATGGCCCTTGCTCCCCTGTAAAGTATTTGTCGGCGTCGGCGTATGCCTTGGTAGCCCATCCGGGTGCCATGTTATTCGCAACGTAACCTATAGCTTTCAGTGTTGACTCGTATCGCGTATCAGTCTCTTCGTGTATAGGCTTATGTGTTAGCGACTGTTTATTTGCAAGTAGGTCAAAGAATATGGTTAAAGGGCCACCGGGATTTACTACTTGAGGCAATCCAGAATTAGACATAGTTTCTATATCCGCTAATGGTATGACTCTCGCCAGATTATAGTATATTGGGTTACCTTCTTCATCGCTCCACGGCATCCTGATATAGTTGGGTATGGAAGGTATACCCCATAGCGTGCTTTGGTGCCAATCGGGAAGAAGTGCCCACTCTTTATCCTGCTCATCGTCATCCATGCCAAGTATTGCATAGAACGCAGCGTTCGCCGTATACACAGCACCGACAGTACTCATTAATTTCCACGGCTTAGTGATGGCTATACGTGACATAATACCAGCAGCTCTATAAGGCCATGCCATGAAAGGTAGCAATGTTTGGCGTAGCGTCTTAACAGCGGGAGCATGGATATTATAATCTACAAACGCACGGGTAGCTTCCATAGCTGCCTCTTGTTTCATTTTCATACCGACGTCACCGCTCTTAGGTATGCCCTTTTTACCAGCACTATCCTGCAGTACCGTCATGTACATAGCTAAACGAGCGATGTTGTCCTGCATACTGTATAGGTCAATCATAGTTGAAGAGGCACGCTCAAAAAGCGTTATCGCTTTCATCAGGTTACTCTTTTCTGAACCTTCCCCCTGCTGGATTTTATACAGTAGGTCGTCGAACAAGCTATCTGCTTGAGGGTCGTAGTCTGCTGTCTTGGCCTGAGCAAGTGTAATACCCATAGCGTTCATTTCAGCGACCAACGCTTTTTCTTCTGCCGTTGGCTTTTTACCGTACGCTACATGTATAACAGCTTTAGCAGCCGTGATAAAGTTTTCAGACGGTACGTCATGCATATACAGAAATACAAAGTTGCCAGTGATATTGTTTATGTGAGCTGCAGGTGAGTACGCTGTTTTGTTACGTTTCCACGCAGCGATTATAGCGTTATAACTTTCGTTATCGACTATGGGGCTTACATCTTTAAAGTCTTCTATCCCTGCAAATACTGGCCCTCTAACTAGCTTACCTGCTAGGTCACCAAATTCAGTTCTCATATCAGGGTTATCAGGTATGGCTACCCAAGAACCGGGGATACGTGCTTTACGTAATAGCTTTCTATACTCTTTCTTACTGCTTTTTTTACCGCTTATCAGCGCTGTATGCGTCCGTTCCTTATCAATCATATCAGAAAGTTCTTCAGGGATATCAACGTTTCCAGCAGCGTCATTCTTGAGAACGCCGTCTATAATCCACTTATCTTCTGTATTCTCTATCTCCTGATTTTCAGTTATCATCGCCTGTGTATTCATGCGTGTATCTATTGCCATACCGAGTTCTTGTATGAAAGCGGTTAAGCCTGATAAACCTGTAGCTCTGGTTATTGGATTAGAACTAAACTTAGTATTTTCGTGTTCAGCTAAATGCCGGTTCTGTTCTGAAACAGTGCGTTGACGAGCAAACAAATGCAGGTCGCTGTCATGCTTGTCCTTGCCTATATGTTTAAGTGGTCTGGCATTTTCATCGACTTTCCAGCCATTGTCTTTTAGCAGCTGTTTATTCTTAGCTGCCCACGCAGGGATTATTATAGTTTCGTTGTTAGCACCAAGAGCAACGACAAAACGTTTTGACTGCATGTCTCGCTTGCTGTGCCACTTACCACCTGATTGATAAGGCCATAGTATATTGTTTACATTGACTGTTTCTAAATGTACGTCGCTATCTCTGCTACTCTTTTTATCGCTTACAGGGCTAAAAGTATCTATGTTAGTTCCGCGTATGAATTTAAACTGACCCGTTTTACCAATGGCGAATAGTTCACGTATCGGAGGAAAACCTTCTGATGTAGTTTTTATTTGCCCAGTGCCAACCGCAACGTCGTACATGTGCCTTACACTGGCTATCAAATCGACTACGGGTTGCTGGTATTTTTTAGGCAACTGCTTACGAATAACTTCTTCAAATTTTGCATTGTCTAAATTATCTAATACCATCTGTTGCTGAGCTTCGTTCATGGTAACCAGCTCGTCATAAGACGCATGGGCAACGTTCATTATACCCTGCCTTTGCGCGCTAACTGCACGGATGCTATTCTTAAACGAATCAGGTGTACCGAAACCACTAAACCAGTTAGAAAATATATACCCAACCATTTTTGCCATTGGCGTATTTTTCTCTGTAAACGATACGACTTTAGTGCCAGCAGCATTGTATACTGCATCTTCTGCAAATTGGCTAAACGTAGTATATTTGCCATCGAAAAAGGCAGTGCTGATAGCTCTGGTCACTGCATCAAATATAGACTCTAGCACCCTATCCGGTAGCCATGCACTTCTGCGTTTACCCCAAGTCTTTTTGTTTTTTCTGTTCTTAACTACGGTTATATTCTTTTCTTGGTAAGCTAAAGACTTACCTGTTTCAATACGTTTCTTCTCCCGTATGCTTTCCTCATAAGCTTCTTTACCTGATAGCGTGCCATTATTCATAGCATCTATTACCGCTTTCTCATGCATCGACTGTGTGTAGTCGCTATCACCTTGCGTATCATTAAAAGTTTTACTGTCTAATGAAACCGCTGGTTTAGGTACGCCGCGTATAGAAAATATGTCATTGCCTTTGTTAGATTCAGCGTATATCTCAGCTAACAGTGCTGAGTTAGCCTCCATCACATCGTCAAACATATTGTCGTATTCTTTATTACGAACCATTATCTTATTGCCAAGGCCGAACAGGGTAGCCATTTTAAACTTAAATGCCTGCCATAGATTCTTACCTTTCACTGCTTTAGTTTTCGGTGCAACTACCGTTTTGAGAAATGCTTGGAATTTATTGCTGGTCATACTGTAAGCAACGAACTCATCTAAGTTAGCAGTGCCATCACCGTTGTCTATCACTTCAGAGATAATGCCATGTGCCGTTTTATTGTTAATTTTTAGCGCTGCTTTCTGTGAGTCTGACATTTTGTTAAATGTAGTAACAGCGTGCTTAGCTAATCTTTCTATATCCTTCACTATGCGTTTTTGATTCGTGGTAAGAACATTACCTGTTCTAGCAGAGTTTAGTATACCCAACGTAGTAGCGTGCAGGACTTCATGCAGGATAGTCTCTACATTATCGCCACCTTTGTATAAGGTTATGTGAATTTTCCCGTCGTCGTCTAGGCTGGTATGCCCTACAACGGTTGAGCCATTACCATTTACACCTTTTTCTGCTGAAATAGTAAGCCGTATATTGTCTATAAAAGGCGCTGTAGTTACTCCGTCTTCTTGAAATACACTACCGAGTCTAGCTTCTGCAGAACGAGATGCTAACTGGTTTAGTATCCGATACAAGTTTTCTCTAAGTACCTGTACAGCAGGATACATTTGAGGTGTCAGTGCACCTAACAACGCTTCTACCGGGGATATATTTTTGTGCGATTCCTCAGCTTCTTTCTGAGCTTCTATAATCTTATCCTGAATCTGAGTAGTACCCGCTTTTGGATGGGTTCGTACGTTATCTTTCCCAGATTCAAACGTTATTGACCCTTCAGGGTTACGCAGCCTCTCTTGTGTTTCGTTAAGTTTGCGTATCTCATTAGCGGGTATCCTGCCCGGTTCAACTGCATTACTTTGTTTGTACTGCTTGTATAGCTGAGAAAAACGCACTCCTGTTTTAGACTCTTGCCCAGCAGCTGCTGTCCATAGCGGGTCTTTTTTAGACATAGCTGCAAATGCTTTTGAGCCAAACATCGCGGCGTTAAGTGCATCCCTGCCTACAAGCAGCTCTATCTCTGCAAATAATTCATTGATGTTTTCGGTTACCCAGTTTAAAGCTGACTTATTAGACCTTTCGTTTGTTTCTAGGTCAATAGGCAATTCAAACTGTTCTGCTATATCTTCTAGGTCTACTTCTATGTTAAACCCGTAGCGTCGAACCAACTCTTCTTGATCTTTATTTAATACGCCACCGTCTGCTTGTTTCTTTAGCGCTTCCAGTAAGTCAACTTTTAAATCTTCTGGTATCCTGCCTTTAGTTGCAGAGCGACCCATAGGGTCTACGTTACCGAATCTACTTTTTATAGTATCGTATCGGTTAAGTAAACCACGTAGCTCGTCAAATTTAGCAACTAGGTCTTCAGTTGCCGGTTTATTTTCTAGCTGCTGGTATATGGCCTCGACCATATTTTGCTCACCCGCAGGTATTTTTGCTCTATCTATACTACCGAACCCTGCGACAATACGACTAGCTGCAAGTCCAAGTTCGGGATAATTATACTTACCCGCAAGTTCGTTAGCCCTTCGTCGTAACTGCCCTCTGGCACGGGCGGTCATATCAGTAGTTCTACCATACTTGTTCAGAGTATCGAAAAATTTACGTATGTCAGCTGGCATAGCCTGACCTCTGAAATTTTTTCTGAATTTTCCTTTGGCGGTGAATATCTCAGATGCTAATTCCTTTTTGTCTCTTTTAGCATCTTTAACATTTTTATACCTAGACTTTCTTATTTTTCCTAGCATCTCTTTTACTGAGTTAGGAGTCACGCCATTAATAAGGCTAATTAACGCTGCCATCGCACCGTCTTGTTGTTTAACCTTTTTAGCGTAAGCCTCACCCGTTAGCTTAACTGTGCTAGTATCTTCGTTCTCAAATACCCGCATAGCAGCGGGCACGGTAGTATTCTTTTCATTTTTTGCTGGCTTTACTTGCTTCTGTGTCGCTGGTTCTACGGCATCATTGACACCAGCCTCGTCAAGCATAGCTTCTAAATCTTTTAAGTTAGCCTGAAGTTCTTCATCGGTTGCATCAGGGTTCTTATCACGCAGCTCAGCAGTATCTATTTCCTGTTCAGATGGTTTCTCTGGCGGTTGTTCGTCTACTGTCGATTCGCTATCAGTTTCTTTTGCTACCGTAGCTTCTGTCTTAATCTCAGGCACTTTAATAATTGATTTTTCCGCTTCTGCCAAGTACCTGCTGCGTAAACTTTTAGCCTCGTTGCGTGCGTTAGCCGCTTTAATAGACTCTTCTGTTAATTGCTTTTCGCTATTAGTGGTATCGTTAATAAAAGCTAATGCTTCGTTATTCTTTAACGATTGCATGAGTGCATCATTAGACAGTATATTCGCTCTGTCTTTTTTATTAAGCCCAGTGACGCTATCCAGCTTAGCTTCTAATTCTTCTATGTTTGTACTGTAGGATAACTCGTTCTTAATGCGCGATAGCTTTTTAGGCCCAATCCCAACTATAGCACTCAATTCGTTTAACGCTGCATTCCACTCATCTTGATGAAGCATTGGGTTCTCTAGATTGACTTTAGCTCTTTCTGTGCCTAAATCCTTTATTAGATTAAATTCTTCCAAGGCCAGTGTTTGCGCTTTGCTACCTTCTTCTGCTTCCTCTACGCGCTTACGCAAGTCCATAAAGTACTTAGTCGTGAAGTCTTTTTTAGCATCAGCTACTTCTTGCTTACGCCTGAAAGCTGCATCATCTTTTTCCTGTTTTATTTCTCCCTTAACAGTTTTACGTGCTGGGTCTACTAAAGAAGTACCCGCACCCATTACGGAACCTGCTAAAAGCCCTTCAGCCATTCCCCTACCAAGGTCTTCATCCCATTCTCTACCTTGCACTATATTAGCAGGGATAGTTTCAAACGGTGCCTGAAGTAGTTCTTCAGCGCCTTCCATTACAGCACTTGCACCCATACGAGCTGTAAGCGATTTTCCTAATGTACTTTGTGCTTTGCCTAGTAAGCCGTCTGCGACTTCGCCACGGAGAACTTTTTCTACTGTTTCACTCGATGCGCCACCCGCAACGAGTGATTCTATATCGCCTGCGTGTAGCCCCATTTTCTGAGCGAGTGTACCACCACCGAACGCAACCAGACCTGTACCTGCGCCTGTAACTAAGGAGGCTAATTCGCTATCCGTTGCACTCATCTGGTGGCCAGCAGATATTGCGCCTTCGCCTATAGCGCCAGCACCTAGGCCAGTTTTCGCTAATCCTAGTGCCCTAGCACCTTTACCAAGAACACCACCCGCAAGCATATCTGGAGCTGTCCTAGCAATTAGATTGCCTAGCTGTGATGGGTTTTCTGCGTATGCACCGACGGTATCTAAAAAGCCTTTACCTTCCAGTGCCCTATTGAATTCCCTAGTTTCTGGCCTCTTTAGCGCATCTAGTTTTTGTGCTTCTGTTGCTAAGTCGTAGCCTGCATAGTCTTCAACGGCTTGCAGCGCTTTGGACGCTGGGTCAAATGGTAACGCGATATCAATTATACCTGCTAATGCATCAGGTAATCCCATACCACCCTGTTGGAGAGAGTAGCCTAAATCGGATAAGTATGTTGGTTCGTCGTCTTCTGTTTCTGGTGCAGGAGGTATAGCACTGAGCGGTAGCATATTACGCCTCCATTTCAGATTCAGCTTTATCCATCATGGATTGGAAAAATTTAACTCCATAAAACCGTAAGACTTCAGCTGGCACGACATAATCACCTGTTTCCATATGTGCTGTTTTTCCTTCAGCCATTGGGTCTTCTACTTCTACATCTGTATCTGTATCTGTATCTACTTCGCCGCCTTCAGCAAAACCTAACTCACCTAGTATGAGCCTTGCATATTCATCGTATTTTGCTGCGGATTCATCGTCGTAAAAATCGCTTGTAGTAGGGTTACGGTATAGTTCGTTTAGCATCTTTAGTTTATTGAGTGCGTTAGAATAACGTGAAGATTCTCCCAGCCTACTTTCTTGCACCCGGCTCCGTTCATTCTGAGCTTTTGTAGACATAACGTCGCTTAACAGGTCTAAGTCTTTAATATCATACTGTGTTCTGTCTCTGCCTCTGGAACTTTCTGCACTGGTGTCGTACCCGTATCGGGAGGTTTCAGCAGATAGCTTGTTGCCTTCGCGCGTTGCGTCGGTATTGGCAACAGAATTTAAATAACGTAGCGACGCATCTAGTCCTCTTGCGCTTCCACCGGATGCATCCAATGCATCAATAACTGACTGCTCTATTCGTTGTCTTGCAGTTGGACGGTTTTTTGGTGCTCTGGTAAACCCTTCTAATATACCTTCAACCGGACGGGCATCTGATAATTGCACCTGCCTGCCAAATGTCGGGTCTTTTGCTATAGGTATGGCATCGTAATCCATATCGCCGTAGTACCCTCTGTCCATAGCACGTAGACGCGCTTCACCGTCCAATATACGTCTGCGCGTTAGGGCATCCGTAAGCCTTGGTTCTGGTTCTCTTCCAGATGGCTCAGCTTTAGCAGCGTTCTCTGGTAGAGCAGTCGGTGCTTTTCTAGTAGCAGTATTAGCGGTAGTAGGAAGTGCGTACAAAGCATTAAGCTCAGCTGTTCTATTGGCGACGGGCATAGAATAAATTTCATTAAGCGCTGCTACCCTATCGGCATTTTTACGTTTAGCCTTTTTACCGCTTTGCTCTGAACCTAGGGCTGCTACAAATGGGTCGGCAAACTCTCGAAACGTTTGCGCGTTCTTTCCAGTTCTTGGTGTAGACCTAGCAGGTTTAGCAGGGGGCTTAGGTTTTCTGTTTTTGACATATTCCCCTCTCGCCTCGGCTGCCGCCATATCCATAGCTGATTTTCTAGCGTCCGCTATATCTTGGGGAGTCATAATTTTCATTTCAATTCACCTATGTCCATTTAGTAGTGGTTACTATATCTCCAGCTCTACCTCTATAAAAGCTACGCTTTATTTCTCTTAACTCTTCATACCATAAATCTTTAAACTGCTCAGCAGTGCCTACGTTGTTACCGTCTGCGTCGTTGGTTATTAAACATTTATACGCAGCATAATAGACGAGTACTTCATGGTATTCTTCTGGGATATAGGGGCCGTTGTTTTGTAGTATAGTTCCATCGGGGCTAACCGATGCAAGTACCGTCATTGAATAAACATCATCAGGAACGGGGTATAGCACAATATCTTTCATATTGTAGTGGGTGCTAAAGTATTTGGGTTCGCTTGTATTCGTATCCCAAAACGCTTTAAGCGGTGACCCTCTCATACGGGTGAGTATAGTATCTCCAGCCTTAACACCTAGAACCCTGAGTATTTTATCTCCGGTGAATCCCGTTATCTGGTATGAACTTTTACCGCTTTTAGTACTGAACCTTATCCCACCGTCTATTAGTACGCCAGTATACCTGCAGAACTCTTTTTCTCCTTGGTCTAAGTATCGCAGTATTACCGCTTCTGACCAAAGGTAAGGTGCAACAGTGTCGGCAGTTTCTTCTCGTACAGCAGCAACAATTTCGTCTTTGTCCATGGCTACGAGCCTATGTCAGCGGCTAATTTTTCCTCTGCGGTTTTAGCTTTCTTTTTTGCAGGGGCACGTCTACGACGCGGTTTAGGTTTTTCTTCTACAACCTCAGCCTCCGCTTCAAACTGTTCAAAAACTTCTGTATCGTCTCTCTTAGCTAAAAGATCGGTGTACACGAAAATATCGCCTGTAGGCTTATGTCTTAGCATAGTAGGCATATCAGTCTCCCTATTTTAATGGGCAACGACAAAAGGGGGGAAAGCCGTCACCCAAACTTTATTACCCTACGATGGTTACGTCTAAATACACTTTTATTTTTAGTGTATCGGCAGCCGCCGTTATAACAGTAACACGGAGCGGTTTGTCACCAGCATGAACGGTAGCAGTTCCTAAATCAGCAGCGGCAGGAGTACCCACCTTAATACCTGCAGTATCGCAGTCTGTAGATGTAAGGAAACCGTTAGGATCGTCGGCAGTTCCAAGTTCAACATTAACGTCAGTTTCGCCTGTTATGACTTCTAAAAGACAGCTGTTAACAACAGTACCTTCAGGCAGTGTCATAACATCAGCGGTATCGTCAATAGCCATATTGCGTTTAGACGCATCGAATTCAGCTACCATTACAGTAGTAGCTGGGTAGCCAGCAGCGTTAGCACCATTGGCATTAGCAATAGTGTCTCCGTTGCTATAAGTGGTGTAGTTAGCCATTTATTTTATCCTCTTATTAAGTAATGGTTATCGCAGGTGGAGCAGCAACGCCAGCAGCGCCAACAATTACCCAACCAACAGTGTCGTTTACATATTCAAGTGTAGCAGTATCTCCTGCATCAGCAAACACTATAGTTGCAAAACCAGAACAGGTAGCCGGAGTTAAAGTACCAGTACCACCGCCGTCAGTGACTAGCGATATGGTAATGGTTTGTCCAGTTTTTCCGTTTGCTAAAGTTAACGCTTCAGCGTCAGCTCCAGTGGTCTTTGCAACATAGCGATGAGTGACAGGGATAGCTAAGGCATCAGCAGCAGAAGTAGTTGAATACCCTCTAACGCCAGTACGCAAAGAACGTTCTACTACTAAATCGCCAACTGTATGTTTTTCATATCTAGCCATCTCTAGTCTCCTTATTCAGCTGCCTGATATACATAACCGCCAACAAGTGATTCACCATCTACAACTTTATACCCATAGACCTGCAGTCCACGCATAATGTCACCAAAAGTAGACTCTGCACGCAGGGTTTCAGTCTTGGTTAATTGAGATGCGAAAGTTAAACCTTGAGTAACGCCAGCGAAAACATAGTAGTGATTAGTAGTAATCGTATCACTGGTATCGCTTACGAACGGAAGGTTGTTGCTGTTGTATATAGTGAAACGGTCAATAATTCCAACACGTCCATTACGCATAGGAGTAGTGCCGTCGCCTGTTAAAGATGCATCTTTGATGTCAGACTTTTTAAGCTTAGTTGTCATCCAGTATGGAAGAACTAAGAAACGACCAGTTTCAGGACGGTTTTGCTCGTCTAAAACTTGACCCATATCAAGAATAAAATCTAGCACGGTAGCTGAGTTAATGGGAACACCGTCAGTAGCAGCACCCATATCTATACCTGCTGTGATACGACCTGCAGTAGCGCCTTTATTAGCAGCTGCAATATCAGGGTAAATAGACCCTAAGATATCTGTATCAATAGCAATCTTCATTTGCTCAGCAGCATCTTGTGCCCATAAATTCATCTGATTAATGTCAGCTTGCTTTTCCTGAACATCGTCTATAATTGCAGACCAGTACTTACCTTTGTCGATAAGTAACTCTACGTTACTAGATTCAGGACGCTGGTTAACCAAAGTTTGACCAGATGAGTAATCGTTAATAGAAAGTGAAGGGATGGTACGAATAAGGACTTTATCACCTTGGTTGGAGATTTCGCCTTCGTATGTTGTATTACTAATAGCCCCTAACACTGTAGCATCATAGAACTTTTCGATTAGTTTGCTACTCCAGATTTCAGGTATAAAAGTACCTGAGTAGGAAGTAGAACCGTTTACGACTGGATAAGCCATAGTTATTTCCTCATAAAATTAGGTTACGCTGCAATCCTACCTTCGGACTGAGCTGCAAAAAAATCCCGCTCAAGCGCTTTAAACTCTTTGTCTGATATTAGACCTTTTCGTTTATTGGCATACACTTGTGCGATTTCATTGCGTGTCCACGTGCGTTTCGATTCAGATTTGGGGGTAGTGCTTTTAGCTTTTCCCGGTGCAACCAGTTTTTCTTTAGCGGATTTAGCAGTAGATGATGGTTCTTGTTTTTCCAGACTGCTATGGTACTGGTTAAAAAACACAGCTGCTCTGTTAGCGTCTTGGTTTTTATGGGCAAGGCCTAGAAGCTCCATCTTGGTTGTTCCGGTGTAAGGGTCTACCTGCTGCAACCAACTTATAAAATCTTGGTTTTCGTTTAGTTCCCGCCATTCTGGTGAAAGACGGTCTAACGTAGCGTAAAATGCATTTTGAGATACTTCCTCAGTAGATTTAGCGACGTTACTAATGCCACCTTCCAGCTTTGCCAAACGGTCTTCAAGCTTTCTAGTGTACGAAGTGAATTGTTTAGCCATAGATTCTGATGCGACTCTACGCATTACATCAATCATATCGTTGCCATACTCTTCAATATCGTCTTTTGTAACAAGTTGCTTAATTTCAGGAGCTTTATTTTCCTGCGCTGGTTTAGCATTACTAATGTCTGACAAGAGCGAACGCATAGCTTCTATCTCTTCATCTTTTTTAGTAATCATACCTTGCAAGACTTTCCACCGCTGGTCTGCCTGTTCTACCTGCTTACGAAGATACCCTACTTCATTTTCTGAATCTTTTTCTTCCGTGGATTCAACACCAGAATCAGTCTCCGGTGTTTGCACGTCTTTATCAATATCGTCTGACTGAACGTTTTCGGCCTCTGCTGTGATTGCATCGTCCTGTTCACTTTCTTGTTTTTCAACGGAAGGTTCTTTATTTTCCCCATCTAAAGGGCCAGCTTTTTCCTGTTGATTCAACTTAGTGATTAGTGCGTCTGCTTCTTCACCTAATTTTTTTGGGTCGAACATAGTTATTTATCTCCTAGATGCCGGGTTATCTACCTGCTTTTCTTATGATGTCATTAGCGCCTTTTATGTTGTCTATTAAATCTGACAACTCCTGAGCGCGGCCTTGTGACCAGCGAACGTGCACCTCTTTTTCCATAGTAGTTATGTCTTTGTGGTGCTTATTTAATCGTTCCTGTAGCCACTCAATAAACACGGGTTCAGAGCTTTTTAGCCTAGCTAATGCCTCTACAACTTTTATGTCTATTTTCATATCTTATATTATGTACTAAAAGCCTGCATTGTCAAGGGTTATGACAACGCACGCATATCATTATTTCCAAAATTATCTATTATTTCAGCTCCCGTAAATAATTGGTCTTCGTTTGGCTTACTAATCGCCTCTTGTCCGTTCGGTGCTGGTGGTGGTTCTGGTTGTGCCGGTGGCACTGAACCACGCATAGGAATAACGCGGTTAGTGTCCATACCCAAATCTTTAGCGACTTCGCGTAGTATTTCTGCACGACCTTCTGGGCCAACAATCTGAGAATCAATTGGGTTAGCTGTTGCCTGTAAAAATTCGTTGCGTCTTAGCTGTAATGTTTCTATCTGCATGAGTGCTACTGCACCTTTAGCGACTACCTGTGCGTCACCTTTCACGCTACTATCATCGTCATACTGCATATTGAACTGGTACAACTGAGTTAACAGTGGAGTAAGCACTTTCGTATCTATAGTGGATACCACGCCTTTTAGCCCTTTATTCGCTGCATTGAACAGCATAGACATGCCTGACGCAGTGCGACCTACACCACCACTGATGTTATCTGAACCACCCATGTATCTCGGTATTAAACTCCAATCATCTGCGTACTGGTAGAACTTATCTAAAACGGCAAGTAGCTCCGACGCATTGGTATTTGGCTGGAAAAAGTCTATTGCTTGTGCACCGGAACCATACTGACTATCGGTTATCTGCCATATCTTCCAAGGGTGCATAGTTTCTATGTCCTCACCGGGAGGTAACCGGTCTACGTTGATAGCGACTTGTGGCCCTGATGCAATCCCCATATTATTCACTAGAGAACGTAAGGCTGCATTGGTAACCCCTTCAACATCTTTTAGGCCATCAGGTAATCCCTGCCCCCAGTACTCACCGGGTATTTCTTCCCAACATGCTTTGAATATCGGTCTGATGCCTAATGGATTCGGATTAAGCTGTACTTTTATAACTTGTTTATTTATCAACCATGCCGTAACTTCGTAATCTTTATCTTTATCTGTAATGTCGTTAGAACTCATTCCCCACTCTAATAAGAGATGCCCGGGAATAGGCCCGTAGTATTCTAGGGCATCTATTTCAAACATAGGTTTATTTAGCGAGTGCGTACTATTATCGTAATCTGCCTCGTCAGCATCGGTAAGACCCAACCAATTCCGTAGCGCACCGTTTTTACTTTCTTCCAAAACCATGCGGATAGATTCTTCATTGTATCCCTCTAGCCCTATCAAGTCATGCAGAGAACCGCGCTCTAATGTTATATGTTCTATCCAGTATCCGTCTTGCGGAGAAGATGAACCCGGACTAGGGTATGCACGTAACGGGTCTACTCTGTCAAAGGTAGGTATGATTTCATCCTCTGCGTCAGGTGCCCAGCCATTCGCGTTCTGCTGCCATTTGAGCATCGTCTTGCGTCTGAATATCGGGCCTTTAAAGTGAGCTGCCGGGTAAGTAACCATATCGTTAAGGAAATCACCCCACGCTTCATTAAACCCCGCTTCTACCATCTGGTCTTCAATCTTATCGCCCATGCGTTCTACAGCTAATCTAGCTTCTTCTTTTATACGCATACGAACAGCGTCGGTTAGCTCATTTTTACGGGCTTGAACCATTTCCAACGGGGGAGATTGGCCTGTTAATGCAGTTGCCTCTATTATTTCTTTGTGTATTGCCTGCTCTACCTGCATTAAGTTTTCTGTGGTGAGCGTCGGTACGGGTGTTGGTTTAAGTGACCAAGCTCTATCAGATTGGCCTAGGTATACATCGCGCAACCATGCCTCTGCTATGCGACACTTGTTGCTAACAATCCTGCCGTATTCTTCGGAACCACCTGTGACTGACCGTATCTCAGATAACTTACTGGACTCATATTCCCCACGTCTAGCCCTACTAGCCGAAAGTATACGGTCTTTAACATCTGATTTCGCAGTTCGCGCATCCTGCCAAGCACTGTGAATATGTCCAGCTATACCTTCTAGTACAGGAGCATCGAAAGAAGCTTCTTTAGCCTCTTCATCCTCCATCGCTAATAGCTGAGAATTAGTAACTACGTTTAGCATTTCATGGCCCTCTTGACTGTGCCGCCTTGCCTATAGTTCTGGTCTTCACTTTTTCGTCTGGCTTTACCCATTGCTTCCCTAGCCTTAGCTATGAGCGTATCGAAATGTTTAGTGCCATAATAGTCTACGACGTGTTTAGGTATAACAAATTCATCCTTAGATAAACGTGCTGGTTGTTGACCGTCTATCATTGCAAGTACGGAATCTGATTTAGGCGTTCCGGGGCCGTCTACCATTGCACCGCCTACGTCTTGAAGCTCATCGGTTACTACACCGCCTTTAGCGTATAACTGAGTTTGTCCAGCGTTTCGGGCTACCATATTATTGCGTGCACGCTTAGAAAGCAACGCTCCGACGACTTTGGCGTATTGCTCAGGGGAGAGCGCATTGGCATTGCCCACCATCGCTTTAGCGTATGCGGGATACCCTGCAGCGACTTCTCCACCATCAGCGTATTTATAACTTACAACGGTTTCGTATTTTGCCCTATCGTTAGGGTCTGTAATCGGAGCGCCCAGCGATCCTAATAGGCCTTGTCTATACCCTTCGTATAAGGGACCTTCAGAATCTTGCGTTGCGTCTAGCGCCATTTTAGTCTGGTCTAACCCGAACCTGTCGCGGTCTAACCCGAACCTGTCGCGGTCTAACCCGAACTTATCTCTTTCTAGCGCCGCTTGGTCTTTCTCCAAACCGTACTTAGCCTGTTGCTCTGCGGTCAGCTGAGCGTTATCCAGCTCTTTCTCTGCAGCCATAAACGCTGTTTTAGACACTGCACCCGTTCGGCTTCTACCCTTAGCATCGCTTATGATTTTCCGTGCCCGTTTTCCAGCGAGGTCTTCTGCAGATTCATCGTTTCCTAACATTCCTATAAAAGCCATTTTATTTCTCCTTATACTGCTTCAAATGAGTTATTAGCAGAATCGCTAATCTGAGCGCTAACACTAAGTCCTGATAAATAAGACCCACCAATAGTAGCGCCTATTTGCGCTTCCATCTTAGTCGCTTCGACTAGATAATCTGCTTCTTTCATAGCAGCCTGTAATTCTAGTTCTAATTTCCTAAATGTATTTTCAATATTCAGTTTAGTATTTTCTATTCCAGCTAAAAACTCTTTCAATGCCTGATCCCGCATACCAGTATAATTCTGTATCATTGCCTTGGCATAATCTGTTTGAGCATTAGCACCTTGTACTCTAATCTGCTGAGCCTTGATCACTTCTTCGCTTTCAATTTGATATTTCTGTAATTTAGTTTTAAACACGTCAAGTTCAAACTGCTTTTCTTTAATAACTGCATCTAAATCTTCTAATCTTGTTTTTTGTGAAAGCTCGAACTCACGGTACCCGGCTAAATAGTTTTCAATTACTTGTGCATCAAGTTCAGTTTCTGTTTTCAATGCTTGTGCCCAAGTATTCTTAATTTCAAATGCCATTTGGTGAACTTTAGCCCTGTTTAAATTAGTCTCTACATAAGCATTATATTCTTCTATTTTCTGTTTATTATAAGCAAAACCAAGTTCTGCTTTTTCTACCGCCAACCGATAACTATTAATCGCACTATTAACCGCTTCTACTTCCGCCATATAAACTTTAACTTTAGACTCGTTGTACCCTAATTGAGCTTGAGCAGACTCTATTTTTAATTTATCCGCTTCTAATTTAAGTTTCATTTCTTCCAACTGAACACGATGTACTTCAAATTGAAATTTATACACCTCAGTATCAAGATTATATAGGTCAATATCAGCTCGTAATTTATCAAACTGAGCTTGGAATGTAACTTTAGCAACTTCAAATAAACGATTTTCAACTTCTTGGAATAAGGATATATTAAGACGTTCCATATCCAACCCTTGAACAACTGCGTGTTTTAAGTTTTCAACTTCATGTTTAACACGTTCTATAGCCAAATCTCTAGAGCGCCCTAACTCAGTATCTAAGACTTTTTGATTAATTTCATCTTCACGGGCAACCTGTATACCTGTCGGCATAGTGAAACCAAGATTAGCAATGGATTGTCTTACTTCCTGAATTGCTTTAACAGTGGCTTTGTTTTCTCTGTCCTGCTCACGCCCCCAGATTAAATCCCATGTTTCATCAGGAATCCCAGTTGTGCCATTAAGCATTTCTGTAATAACTTCTTCGACTTTATCCCACATAGTACTCGAGTAAGAAGTGCCTACCCAACTAAAATTCTTTATGTCGCTTGATTCTGTACCTGTATAATTCGGAGCAGTTTCAGTGAAGTCAGATATAGTTCCGTAATTGTCTAATAAATTAAGATTAGTGATTGGTTTTATATCAACAGCATTTGGTAAATCCGGTATATCTTGATTTGGTAGTTCATCAATGTTATCTAAATTAAAAGGAGAAACTTCTACATATCCTAAATCATCTTTTATTGTATCCGGGTCTTGTGGTTTATCAACATATTCAGGTAAAACACTATTCCTTACAATTAAATCTTCGTTTTCTTTATCTTCTTCACTTTTATAGACAGGTTGATTTTCTTCAGCATCAAAATTAATGATTTCATCATCTACATCATTTGGGAAATTACTTTTCAAATCACTAATTTTTGAATGAAGTTCATCCATTAATTCTTTTGCATCCTCAAGTGCAGATTTAGCATCAGCAGAAGCGCTTTCATCTATTAAATCATTGGGTAATGGTATTTCTTGCGGGTCGGTAGCGCCAATTAAGCCTGTAGGAATTTTTTGTTGCATAGCACTAATAACTTGCAAAGCATCATCTACTAAATCAGTAGCTCGTTTTACTTTAGAATCGTAAAAACCTGCTACATAAGCTGGTGCACCTGTAGTTACTGTCATAGTCTTTCTCCTAATCTATATCATTGAATACTGTATAAAAATTTGTAGCATCAATGCTCGGAACTATCGCTTTGCCGTTTCCATCAGCTCCGTTTTGTAATAATATATCACCATTAAAGATGATAAGCTGAATGTAGCATACATACCCTGTACTGTTCCATTCACCAATTGTAGTAGTTACAGCGTATTCTTGCACATATTTATTTTGTTCTTTATCCCAATATGTCATACCAGCGTTCATGAGTTTTTCATCAGTAATGTTAAGCTCACAATCTCCGCTTTCAAAATTAAACCCTTGTGGATTATAACTTTCAACTTTCATCGTACCAAGACTCCTCTCCTGTACCGTTTTTAACAGTATAATCCCCTGTCCATTCTTTAAACCCAGTACCATAACTTGGTGGTGGAGAACTACCTAAACCCCCACATTCTCCAGTATCACCTGTAGTATCACCACAACTATAACTACCTATTGGTATATTTTTTACTTCTGGGCTGCCATAAGTAATCGCACCTGCTCTATTAAAATTACCAATGTCAAACGATGTAGTACCACCCGTAGATTCAGTAGTAGAATCAAGTATTACACGTTGTTTTCCTTCTGCACAAAAATACGTTTTCCTTGTTAGTTTATTTTTTACTCCGTTACTAGGTGTAATATTATAATCTGAGGATAAACCATATCTTGATTTATAAGTCGAGGCTGTGCCTGAAGATTTATATTCTTCTATCGTTACTAAATAAAGCTCCATTGACAAATCTACCAATCTAAATGAAGCTGTCTTTGTAGTTCTATCTATCGTAGCGGTTTCTGTTGTTACACCATCATAGTTTAAAACTCCCGGTTCTTCTGCATCGACAAAAGTATCATCACGAATATTTTCTGAATATCGGAGTGTTTCATTAGTTGTATTAGGAGTAGGAGGAAACAGTGTTGTACTACCTTCGACAACATAAGTATTTCCAGAAGTTCCACCTGTAATTGTAGCATTTCCAGATTTATTATTTGTAGATTTAGTTTCAGAAAAGAAAAGTGTTGCTTGTCCTATATTATATGAACTGCTTTTTTTATCTACGCTCCATGAATAACTAGTTGTATATTCAAAATCTTCATCCCGAATCGCATATAATCTGTTATCTGTTATTCTACTATAAGCAACTCCTAGTAAATTTTTTCTTTTATTTACTACTTTATATGTACCTGACCCTGTATCTGTACCAGCAGATTCATTACCTAATCTGGAATTATTAGAAGTGTATGCTCTACAAGGTGAAGTTGCAAACTCTCCTGTAGAGCACCCTGACCAGTTACGAGAGCCAGAAGGCGTACTAGTACCGCTATGGCTCACAGTACCATAATTTACTGTACTTCTGTCGTAACCGGGGCCTATAGTACGTAGCTTATTTACAGACATTGTCCCATCAGCAGTAGTATCATTTATTTCATAAACTTCATACCGCCTATCGGCTTCCCAATACCCGAACTCGATAAAGAAAATAGTTTTTGTGCCATCACGATTCGTTACAAAGTTCGCTCCCTGCAGTATCGGTGTAGAAGGTACTCTGGCATTTAGCCCTGCAGGAATATTTTTAGTCCACTGATCAACAAAAGAAAAACTAGGAAGCGGGTATACCTGATCTTCTTTATAGTTAGTGTCATAAGGTAACTTTCCTTTAGTTATTTTAAGTGTACCAGTATTCCAGTTTAGGAAATTATAAGTATAGCCAATCACCCAGCGAACACCATCTTCATCCTTCTTAATGTGTACGCCACCGCCTATACCTAGCTGTCCAATAGCGTTAGGCCCATTAACCACTAAGCCCTGAACAAATTCTTTACAGATAACTTGATGCCCTAAACCGCATATTTTTGTATTTTGCTCAGCATCTACATTTTGACCAAACCTGTATTCTGTATTCCAGCTGCGATAAATAGCTGAAACAGCAGCACCAGTTTTCTGCTCAACCCAAGTTATTGACCCTAATCTTAAAAATGGATTTCCATTATATAATTGAGAACTTTTATTTTGATCAGGAGATATTTCAAACTTACCTTTTTCACGTTCTTCTCCGGGAAGGATTGGTATATAATCATAAGTACCTCGACCCCAATCAAAAATATTATTGAAGTAAGGGGGATTAAGGCTAGAAGATTTTAAAACTGCAACAAGTGAACGAATACCGCCTAAACCCATTTTATCAAGGTCAATCCAACAGGTGATATCTCTATGACCCGAAAGTCTAAATGAATGGATTATTGTAAAGATAATATTATTATGAGATCGAAAAGAATGCCTAAACATTCTTTCATTTCTATGTAGCGAAATAGCTTGTTCTATATAAGAACGGGCCATAGGAAAATAAGGACTGATTAATTTGTTACGCCCTTTAGCAACAAATCTAACCGGCCCTATATATTTTCCTTGCGTTCTCATATCATTCTCTTTAGCACCAACGGTATTAACTCCACGCTATCTATTTCTACCTCACCTTCGCCTAATAATACAAACTGCCAATACCTTGATTTAACCCCCTTACCCAGCTGTATTCTAGTGTTATCAACAGAACCATTAGTATGAATTCCCCGATACCAAGTTTCTTGCTTGGTGCCACGATAGTCTGTAACTGTTTTTAATACAATCGTATTATCTGAAGCTACGCCTATATAACAGTAGGGCACTTGTTTTTCGTAAGGTTCCCCAAAATCTAAAGACCCTGTTTTCAGACTCCAATCGATAGCCGTACCTGTATCAGTAGTACCTTCAAGTTTATATAGCCCATCTTCTTTACATAAATAGCCATTACTGTAACTGTTAAAGTCATAATTATGATACTCACTAATTCCTTTAGTTAATGAGTTCATTACATAAGTAGCGGTATTGTAGTTCCTACGCTCAGCTAGAAATACTAACCCTTCTTCAACTGCAAAAGCTAACTCTGCTTGCAGAGTAGATGTATCAGCATACTCTATATTATCAGGAACAATAAAACCCAATGAATAAGCAGGCGTAACTGCAGTAGAAGTCTCAAGTGTATCTAGTATCTGCATTATCTGCTTTGAGATAACACGAATAGCATATGTGAATGTAAGCTCATCGTTAGGTGAAAATTTAAATCCACGAGTTGCTAATGATTGAAAAGCAAGGGCTGTTGCTGCACGACAAGCTAGTTCACCTCGATTAATTGCTGCAGTACCTGTGCCAAATAACTGATTGACCGTAAGGTTAATTAGCCCTTTACGGGTTGCTTCATCTACATTATTAATAATATCTGCGACTGCAAAAAAGAGAGTAATAAAAGCTTTATCTAATAAATTAGTACCAGCACTGACAAACTGTTTATAGATTGTTGAATTGAATAGGGCTTCAGGTATTAAATTGAATGCAGCATCAATAGCATCGAGAATAAGAGCAAACCCAACAGCATTAGTCATAGTTGTTGTATCCGTAGCAGCTAAATCTGTAGTTCTAAAACTAGTCGCAGTACCACCAATTGAATACCCACCAGTAGATGGAAAAATAACCCAGTGTTCTAATCCACCACTTGTCGTATAGTTATAGGCTAAATACCCATTACCTTCACCAGTATAAGTAACTAAAACATCGTCTTGTACTGGATCATGAGCAGTAAACGTTTGGACAACATCATTAAGTTTAATCGTTGCAGTTGAGGGTGAATTTATAGAACTATTATCCATCCCACCAGAAGGAGTAGTAACAATAAAATCTATTGTTGAGGCATTATATTTATTATAAAGTGCAGTAACTTCTGATTGAATTAACTCTGTTGGGAATACTGCAACTTCATCAATATGCCCACTAAAATAATGAGCACTATACTGACCAAACCTACCAATACTGGGAGCAATCGTTCCTACTGTTCCTAAAGCTACACCAGAAGTCCACGTAGTACTTAATGTGCCATCTATGTATGCTTTTAGAGTAGTACCATTAATAGTGACTACTATATGATATGTTGTACCTGTACTCATACCATGGGCAGTAGTACCTAAAGTAGATGAAGCCGTTCCATCCCCAAGAGAGAAATACCAATTACTACCATTAGTACAAACTACTAAACGAGTAGTTGATGCAGTTCCACTACCATCACAATCTGCAAAAATAGTTCTATACCCAGAAAAACTATCAGAATCAATAATAGCAGTAAAAGAAATAGTAGGGCTTGCTGGTATTACTAATAACGGGTCAGTAAACGAAAAATTTACAAACCCAGTACTTCCATCAAATAAAACACAAGGATTAGTACCACGTTGTTGTAAAGTGGTTTCGCCTAAAGTATATGTTCCCCCATATAAACCATCATGCCCATTTCCTGATATATCTATACAATCTGTACCTGATGTCTCGTCTAATCTCCAATAAGCAATTGGAGATAACGATAATATATGGTCTTCATAATCAGCCATTAGCTGGCCTCGATGCGTGGAGTAATTTTAATAGTGTCTCCATTAGTATTAATATTTAATGGAGCGCCGGGGAAACGTTCTGCATAAATTAAAGTCCCTGAAGTTGCTAATGTAACAAAATACCCATAGACCGGTAAATCTGTACCAGTATAAGTAAACGTGAACGTTTGCTCTGGATACGTTATATATGATGGATCACCTGAAGTTGCAGCAGCCCAAGTAGCACCAGTTAACGTAATAGCTGAATATCCAGAAATAGTACATTCATCATCTGTATAAAGTGTTACTGCATCCGCATCAGTAGGAGTTATATCTATATCGTACAAACGCAGTACCAAATTTTCCGCAGTAGTTTTATTAACTAAAACCTCTAAGGCATGAGCTTCACCTGAGTTAGCAAATACAATAGTCATAACTTACTCCTTATGAACTAGTAGCAGTTAAAGAATACTCAACATTAAGTACGTCACCCGCTAATACAGCACGAGAAGTAAAAGTTGTTGCTGCCAGTAATGTGCCACCGGAATCGTTAGTACCCGGAGTTCCATTTGCCGTGCTAAACACATTCGTTGACATAATAGCAGCTCCATATATCGTACCTGCTGAGTCAGTAAGAGTATCAACAGTAAATGTCGCATTTGTTGTTGAGTTATCCACCATGCGCCCTGAAGGGCTGCCTGCTTCGGGTGTGTCAGCAGACCATACGGGTCGTGTAGCTTCAGTTACATCATAAAATTCCTGATGACCATCAGTACCGTAAAATTGTGCACATGTGTTTCCTGCTGCTGGATCACCTGAATTATCTTTTAAGGACACATACCATGTTGATATTTCCATATCAGTTGTGTTCCTAATTGCTGCATTTAAGATATAATCCAGACCTTCAGTAGGTACAATATTATGAGAAGATTCTTCATGAATCAGCTCTCCATCTCTATAGTGTTTCAAAGTAAAAACACCACCTGTTGTTAAAGTTTCCTGTTTCATATGGTTACTCCATCTAATTTAATTAATATACCTTTAGGATGCACTTCATAATCAGCATCGTTTATACCTATTCCACAAACTAATTTCATATTGTTACACCATTTCTTTGAATTGACATTGTTGCTCTATCTGATGCACCATACTGAGTATCAGTACCGCCAGAAACGGAAGCAACTATTTGTTTAATACCATCTTTCTCTCTATAGCCAATGACAAAACTTTCTTCGGTATTAAAAGAAATTCTGTCTTTAGTTACTTGCTGAATAGTTCCATTCGGAAGCCCAACAACAAACCCATTAACAGATACCCACACAGGTAACTTGTAATCGTAATCATCAATACCTAAGTCGTTAGCGTGAACATATATTGGCTCGCCATTATGTGCACCTTCGCCAACAATAGACTGTTTAAAGTTCGTAAAATCTGTACCTTCTAAAAAATAAGTTCTATACTTAGTAGAAACAAATATTCCTGATTCTACTTTCGCTAAGCAGGTAACATTATCTTCGTACTGTAACCAGTTTTGTGCTTCTCTGGTCAGGTCATAATTTAAAGGTTCTGAAAAGTAAATAATTTTATCATTAACCACATATAACCGACCTTTGAACTCCATTAATTTATTGCCTAAAGGTAGTTGAGTTAAATGTTGTTCCTCTAATGTCAATCGAGTAGAGTTATGTTCACTGTTACCACTAGTTACTCTATCTCGCCATGTGACATACTGAAATCCTGAATTTAGCTTCCCATGTAAATTATTGTTACTAAAGTAAATTAGATCATTAATTTCAACATAACTTAAGGGGTCATTGCCGACACCTCCAAGGATGCCTGATTTATCACTAACCAAGCGTAAAGTACCACCAGCTACAAAAACACCTTTATATAACGAGTGGCAATTAGTACCATTGTAAACTTTAGTGTATCCATCTCTTGATGCTAGAATGCCATCGTTATGAATATCTAGGTTGATACAAGAACGTAACGATTTAGAATCTAACTCTCTTATGTTAGAAACAGTATCTTGCCCTAAAGTTGGTTTATCTAAACGTATGGTTTTCATTTACAAACCTTTGATTATTCCACTAATTATATATTACAGGCTATTATTTAACCTACATGAATTTTACATAACTTACCGCGTTAACTAACAACTCGTATTTCATTAGCGTACATAACGTCTAAGGGGGTCTCTCCTACTTGGTGTTCCTTGCTCATTTCTACCCTGCATAAAGCCTTAGTCGCTATGTCTGTAGTAAGGCTAGTAACATTAGGTGGTATACCGACAGGAACATTGGCAGGTAAATCATAAGTTTCACCACCAATAGTTAAAGTTACATCATCCTGAAACATTGTAGCTACAACATTTGTCGTATCTAAAGTTGCCATTATTCTATTTCCTCATTGTTAAATTCTGGTTGAGCTGTTAAAAGTTTAAGTTGTGCATTCGTCAGTTGTAGTGCTGGTATATTACTCATTGCTAAGTCTGCAAAGGCTTGAAGTGTTAACGGCCTTAACCTAGTAATGTAGTCAGGTATTGTCTCTTCTTCCTCTATGCTAGGTGCTATGTAGGCATCAGGATATGCTAATCCTTTAACGATGTAGTATTGATTCTCTGAGCCATCTAGTCGGACGGGTTCTAAAATACCAACGTCTGCATTGGCATAGACATACGCTCGATTATCCTCGTTGTCATCAATGAATGCCTTGGTTATGATTGTGTAGTTCATAATAAAATTACCTCTCTGATTGATACGCTATCAATGATTCCTGTAACTGTTCCTTGAGATTTAACACCTAGAGTTTGATTTACTGTTCCAACAATCACATCAGTATGTTTACCAGTTGTTGAAAATATAGTTCCGCTAGTGCCACCAATATACCCCCTAAAGCCTGCTCCTGCAGATAAACTAACTATATTAAACTTTAATAAATAGGTTGTTCCAGCTAGACTACTACCCTGAAAAATCCCTGTGCTTACATTATTAAAAACACACTCACCAGATACAACTGATGCCGTATTTAAAGCCCAACCAGTATCTCCATCACTAAACCGCCCGTTCGTTATCAGTTCAGTTCGAGACACCCAGCCCACATTATCGCCCAGTGAATAGTCAAAGTAATACTTATCCCAATCGCTTGATGAGACATTATATAGTGTGGCTCTTTTATCGGTATCTGAAGGATTTAACTTGTCGATAATATAATCATCACGTCCATTACTAAAGCGATATTCCCTTGAGTTAGCAGGGGTTGTTGTGTCTGTGAGCTTGACGGATTTGATGATGCCATCGAAGTAATTACTTGTAGTAGAAGCACCAGTATATCGACCGCCAATAAGTGTGACAACCTGAGATGGTGCAGAGGCATATGTTGTTGTTCTAGTATCAACAGTATTAGTAGTGCCATCATCTATTGTTAATGTAAAGTCATCACCTGAACGACTTAAAACAATCTTATGTAGTTTGCCATCTGTGATATCTTTAGAGCAGGCCATATACCCAAGTGTTGTAGCATCCTTTCTAACCATTGCCTGTGTTCCATTTGGAGCAGTGCCATGAGTATTTTGTAGTTTTTGCAGTAATCCAAAACTAGGGTAGTTAGTATCATAATCTTGAGATAATATAAAATCAGTAGTAGTATCATCAGCAGATGTTTGAGCATATACCTCTATTTCAAAATCACCAACAAAGGTTATTGTTTCAGGCAATTCAGCATAAGCCGTTGTACCATCAAATGTTAATAGTTTAGTTATCTTTGGTTTAGGTTTCATTAACGATAAACTTAAATCTAGCATTTATCTAACTCCAATTTTTCTTCTAATGTCTTTGGTTGCCACTCAATATGATAGTGTGTTCTTTCATTTACACAGTCATAGCCAGATGGTAACAACTCAGCGATAGTATTAAATAACTCATCTGCAAAATCTATATGCTGTGATCTGATATCAAGGGCTGCACCTAGATAGTGAAGTGATCCAAACATGTGCTTGTCGCTATCTAGTGCACTTGTAATCATCAGATCCACCCCTTTATTATCAAAGAATGGTTTGATTAAATAAACCATCTCCCATAACTTCGGATGTAGCCCTCGAACATCAACATTATCTTTAATTACTATCATCTTGAATGCTCTTTTAACACGGTTATAATTTCTTGCATTTGTTTACTGTGTATTTGATAATTCCTATCAGTCGAATTTTTCACACTCTTAATGTCTGTTCGGATATCATCATAGATATAAGCAAATAGACCCGCACAGATAACAATCGCTGTACCTACAATTTTAATATGACCGCTCATAATATCTTTAATATCAGATTTCATACGTTCTTGTATCTCACTATGCGCTCTTTCATTGTCTTTGTAGTTTTCTCTGATTCTGTCATTAATCGCATCGATAGTTTTATAAACTGTGTTAAAGTCCACTTTCATGTGATTAAGATTGTTGACTGTGAAAGTCGAGATATCTTTACGAATCAATTTAAGCTCCAACTCTATATCGTGAATAGCTGAAGATACCTGTTTGCGACAATCATTTAATTCACTTCTAACATCATCAATTTCTTCTTTCAATTCTTGCTCTGTCATAATGCTATTTCCGTAATTGCAATAAAAAGTACAGTTACCAATAGTAAAGCAATTACAAACAGTAAATCATCACTATCCATGCCATGCCATCCAGCCGAAAGTTCGTACTGCATAATAGAGTAAATGCCTTTTAATAAAATTAACTTTGTCTTTTTTCATTAGATACAAAAAACATTTATCTGCATTCAGCCTCGTACCAATCCGGTTACGATATAAATAGTCATGCGCCACTGAAGCACGTACATGTCGTCCACTTGCCTGACGTGCAATCCATTGAAATATCGCTGGCACTGATGCTAAATCAGTTTTAAAACCAACTGGAACTGTCATCCAAAAATCTTTATGGTATGGACTATGGAATGAAAATTCTTTCACCACTAACCATGTCCTGCCATCAGGGAGCATTTTGATAACCAGTTCGTCAGCAAAACTCATTGAGATATCACAATTATGATATGTACAATAATGCCCGTTAATACTAGAATAGACATCATCATCATCAAATAGTCGTACCATTTCACTTGCAATCACCTACACTCACCTGAACACCACCAGAATTAGATTTATAGCAGTAATTTTTGGGCAGATTTTCAGAACAGAAGATAGCATTTTTTTGGTAACGTCCAGCAGCACTAACAAACGTACCGCTCACATCAGCTATAGCATCTTTCTGATAGCATCCATATTTTGCATCTGCTGGCAACTCAGCTATTTGTTCTTCAATGCTTGCTGTACTACAACCAACTAGAAAAGGTACAACTAATAATAGTTTTTTCATATCCATTCCTTCATTGCTTCTTTTACTTTAAATTTAAAAACTGCTTGTGGGTTACCGGAAAAAGGTTGAGTTGTATATTCTGGTCTACTGCCATACACTCCCGGCCATGCATCAGGTCTTACATCTTGTATATCCTGCAGCATTTCAATTAAACTCTGGGCATCTTTTTTCCAGTAATTTAATTCGTTCGGTAATGCTTTTCTTCCGATACAGTTCTTAGTAACGTAGTGTATCCACTCTTTACGTTTAAGATTGTTAACATTCTTATCAACCCAATTAATTGAGAACTGACATACCTCTTTATCTGTCTTGGTTTTTAATAACTCTACCAGATAATTTATAATATCCTTCGGTGGATTTTTACCCATTAAAGCAATATAGATTTTCACAGCAGTTTTATATAAGACTAGCTCTCTCATATCATTAACAATGGTAGGATAAGCTAATTGAGCGAATTTGACTGAACCGTTGCGACCTTGAGCAGGATGAACCATATCATCTAATTCAACCTCAATACCTCTTTCCACATAACCCACATCATTTGGTAAACAAACTCCTGATGATTTCATAATATAAATAACATCTATTAAGTTAGCCTTAGTCTGTTGGTTAGTATGCTCAGGGATAGCATTAGGAATTAATACATATAATTTTTTACCTGCTTTATTACATCTTTCAATTAATTCATTTAGTGATTTCTTAAATTTCTTTGGTGTACTATATGACGCATCATTTAATCCTAAGTGTACTAATACAAAATCTGCATCTGATTTTTCTAAAGATTTTTCTGTTAAAGAACCAGAACCTTTGCTGTCTTTAGTCATATCAAAAACTGGAGACATAGCACCATCTCTAATCCCTAAGTGCCAATCTAGGGTAGTCGAAGGTATCGTATGATTCTCTATCTCAACACCAACCCCAACCTGTGACATAATCGCACACTTGATTAGATAACCAACATCACTATCAACTCGTTCTAGTTTAGGACTATGTTGTGCTGAAGGTAAATTCTGATGTCCATGCTCAACCCGATTATTAAACCCACGCATAAAAGCACTAGATGTTGATTCACCAACATACATGAATTTAATTATTTCATTAGAGAGTACGGCATTCATTTTTTCTTTTTCTTAGTCCTTGAATCCAAATGGATTTGATAATAAGCAGATTTAACGAGTCGAGCTATTGCAATAATATCGTCAAAAGTAAACTCAATATCTTCATCGTCTGCCGTAGTCCAGATGACTGTACCATCGGGCAATCCTGCCATACGTGACAAAATAATATCCGTGACTGTGCCATTTAGTTCTTGTCGTGCTTTTTCATGACCTTCGATTGTATGCCCGTTATATTCTACGGTTAAATTCTTATAAGCTTTATCTCGTTCAGCATTAACTTTCTTACGCTTTTTAATTTGGTTAGGCTTATATTCTTTTGGACTTTTATCCATGTTCAATTCAACTACAGGAAAAATGTCAGGAGAATAAATAATTTCTGGTTTTTCTTTAGTGAACTCAGGATTATCTTCTGTTGATATAAAAGCGTCTTTTTCAGTTTGCCACTGAGCTATTTCTGCATTACGTTCATCTACTTCCTCTTGAGTATAGTAATGCTCTGGTTTTACTGGTGCTATTGGTTCTTCACCACAGTCACCCTCTTCACTTTCTATGCAAGCATTGTAGTTAGTCAGTAGTGTTTCATATTCAGATAACTTAGCATCATAAGTCGATATATTTTCATAATCGACATAAGCTAATGACTTACCATCTAACCAATATTTTATTTGTGCAGTTGCCCGTTTAACTGGGATATATTCAAAGTTACCATCAGCATAAGTGACTTTATACTCAGATTGGTTATCAGAAGTGAACTCTATATCAGTTATCTCGTTATACATTTTTTATCCACCCGTCCCCAACATTTTTGTCTGTTGTTAAAGTTCCCGTTGATTGATAATGAAAGTCAACCATAAGGCCAAATATTTCTTCTGTACCTGTCACACTAGCTGCATCCATTTCCACTTCCATAACGATTAGCGTATCTGTCTCTAATAAGTCAATCGCCTGTGCGTCTGATGTTTCAACAATCAAATGTTCTCCTGCTGCTTCATCACCCGTTGCCGTATAAGTCAGCGTTATAGTCGCTCTGGTATCGTCTAAAATTCCACCTTGTTGGTAGCCCTTGCCGATTGTGTAATGCAATTTCCATGTGATGGTGTCGCCTGCCGTGAGTGCAATATCGACTAGAAAATGAACATGAGGATAGGCAAGAGAAGTCGGTTTATAGTCATGTAATACGTGGAAGGTTGCAAAGGCTGATTCACCTGCCGTAAAGTGCATACCGTAATGCCCGTTAACCATAGCTTTCCAAGCAGGTGGTGATAGCCCAGCGGCATTGCTATTATTTAAAACAGCGACTAAATCTTGCCACCCTGCACCATAGCGATTTTGATTGCTGAGCCGTGCTAACTCGCTTCTTGTGTTTATATCCGGTCTAGTTGCTGTTGCGCCCATTATTCGCCCCTCAGTGTGTAATTTGATTCTATATCTATGACAGTTCCAGAGTCAGCCCCAGAATCATGCTTGACAATCTGTCCGTCATGTCGTTTAGTCCAACCGCTGGCCGTACTCTCTATCAATTCTTTAGTAGTGCTATCGTAAGCTATAGCGGTGATATCCAACTGGCTAGTTGTAAATTCTGCGTTGTCTCTGAATAGATGCTTCTCTGATTCATAGATTTCTTGTATTTGTGTGGCAGTGGGTGTTCCTCCGGATATTCTAAGGAGTGCTATTGAACCTGTAAATAAAAAGTCATTAGCTGTTGAATAAAATAAACGTAAGGTAGCCGATGAATTTGTTGTATCTCTATCAGTTCCTGAAATGGTTGTATCAACCACACCGTTCAAATAAGCAGTTAATACCCCAGCATTTCTAGTAATCCCTAGATGTACCCAACCTAACCCTTCAATATCAGTTGTGCTAGTCAAGATAGAATTTGCTGCTGCTTCACTTATAATAAAAACAAAACCAGCAGAATTATTGTAGAGTCTATACCCCGAAGTACCAGAACCACTTCTAAAATCTACTATATAACCTCCATCTGTATCATTGCTATTCACCCATACTGAAATATAAAAAGCATCTGTGCCAAAATCTAAGTTTGCATTATAGGGTTGGTAAAAATAATTTGAACTGGAGAAGCCCGAAGCGCATGTCAATTCTGCCCCAGTTGCCACGGCACTCTTGGTGATACTGCCAACGGCTTTGAGTCCGTTGTTGTTGTAGGACATGTCTGGTGTGGCTTGGACTACTGATACGTTGTCAAAACCAGCCGTATTACTTGCTAGTCCTGATGTGCATCTCAAAGACAAATAGGTAGTAGTAGTTGTCGCAACAAAAGTAAAGGTATCCTCTGTTAAAGAAGTGCTTGTTATGTCTGTTGAGTTTATATATTGACTTCCTCCCACAGAAGTTCCAAGCAAGAAATCAGCATTACCTAGTATTTTCTTGCCCTCCAGACTAACCATATAAGTTTTTCCAATTACTGTACTAAATGACTGTCTTGCTTGCCCAGTTGATTCAGTACCGCTTACAGTTATGACTAATTCTCCACTAGAAATAGATAAAGTTGCCCCAAAAGCAGTCCACCCAGTGGTATCCGTATCAAAAGTACCATTAGTTACCAATTCACTGCCACTCAACGAGTCAGTCGAGGTGTCTCCCAGAAACGCTCCTTTGATATCGCCGAACTGCCAGCCTGACGTAAATGCATTATCACCACCTGTGATGGTGCATATGAGTCCTGAACCTTCTGAGCCTTCTGTATAGTTTGGTTTGAGTAGTGTTAAACTGCGGTTGGTTGCTATGGCATTGTGGGATAAATCTTGTGTCAGTGAGTTTGTACTTCCATAATGTATAGGATGCCTCCCAGTTGTAGTCCATTGCGTACCATAACTAACAAGACCATGATATTGTGGGTCGGTTGTATATCTTCCATCAGTTAACGTTGTCATAGCAGATTGATACTTTGTGTATTTACTATCTGTAGTATTATCGGTACTCCAATACACATAATCATCTATGACTGCAACATTATTTACATTATCAACAGTATTCCCATCGTCAGTCCAACTCGAAACACTATTATCAGAAGTATCAATACGGTCAAGGCCGCCATCTGAGCCAACGAAAACTATGTTTTTACCTGTGCTGGGGTCTGTGGTTACTGCGAGTGCGTTAAAGTCTCTATCTGATAAAGGCTCTGAAAAATAACCTGTTATGACAGTTGAGATGCTATCAT